AGCCCGGCGGGCGGGGGTGTCCTGTAAATCGGCCTCCCGGTCAAAGCCCTCATATTCGATCCCCTGATTCTTGAGATACTGCTTGTAGAAGGACCCGTACGATATTTTAGCCGCATGCACGTCCCCCTTGATTAGCGCCCTGACTCCAAGGATACTATTGAAACCCTTTTCTCCTAGATTATCCAAAGCCCTGCCGGCCAAGTTATGGACCTCTGTCGCTGTGTCCTCAGTAATTTCTCCCAAAGCATAGTCGGCCCTCTGAGCCCCCCTCAAGGAGACCGTATGACCGCTGAAGAACTTAAATGCCCCCTTTGGATTGACAAGAAGTTCCTTGATTGGCATGAGGGTAACGTCGGTACCTAGTTGAGACATCACGTTTGAAATGACAGCCATTTGTTTGGGGTACTGTGTCCAGCCGGATAGGCCTAAGTTGTATGCAATTTTACGAAGGGGCCGCAGATAGTTATCTATAAATTTGTTGGGACGATGCGGAACCTGGCCGGAAAGTTGGCGCTCAAGTTTAAAGTAGAGAGATTCTTTCCCCTTGAACAGTATATCATACAGACGCTGGGCCTCAATATAGGACTTGGTTCCTTCCTTGCCGCCAAGCAATTCAATAAGTTCTCTTTCTCTCCCCGCATTCTCGCGGACCCTGATCTGCCCATCTACCCCCTCAATGTCAAAAATCGAACGCTTAAGCCCCCGCGTCATAGTGGCATGCTTATCAAAATTGAGTAAGCGTCCGTCCGTGGGCACCCCATTATACACCTCTAATGCTGAGGTATTTAATTTTGGTTTGGCTATTGAATTTTGATAAGCACCCAAGTCACCAAAGGGATCACGATAGACTATGTCCTCCCCCTTCTTGCCTTTGGTACGCCAGGAACGGGGGCCGGAATAATTTCTCTGCTCAACAAAACCCTCGTTGTGGTATCTTTCAGCATAATCGCCAAGTTTTGCAGCTACCGGTTTAAAATGATCAATGGTTTTATCGATGATTTTCTTACCAATCGGATCCATCTTTTCCATGATGGCCATGACCTCCTCCACCGTGATTGCTTTTCTAAAGGGCTCCAGCGCCTTGTCAATCAATTTGGCCTGCTCTACCATCCCTTGACGTTCATATTCGCGCACGTTGTACTCCATAATCTGTTTGACTCCCTCCATCCATTGGACGGGATCCTCAGTTACTGGCGACTTGATCAATTCGCTAAAGATAGTCTGCCGAGTTTTGGATTCAGCCGTAGCCCCTTTCCCTTTGGGATCAATCTTGTGAATGTCCTTGATAAGTTTAATGTCTGCTTGAGTGGCTTTAACGTGTGCCTCATTAGGACGAATCATCCCCATTAGATTTTGAAACTGTGCGGCATGCTCACTCAATCCTGTGATGGCCCGCATGACAAGGGGCATGCTGTTGAGATTCTTCTCCCAGTCGTTGAGAGTAAGAATATGCGAATCCTTTAACTTAACCTTTAACTCAGCAAAGTCTTTCGCGGAATCTATGATCGAATGTAACTTACCTGTTCCCCCAAAGTCTTCGTTGGTTGTTAGTCTATCGATTGCTCGGATATAAGCCTTGAGTTGATCGGGCGTTAACAGATCCAGATCAGCAGTTTTGAAGGAGTCAACATCTCCCCTTTGTGTGTCGGTTAGCCCCGCGGTGTCATCAAAAACAAAGTGAAGTCCTTCCTTGGCTCCGTCGGCCATCTCGACCAATTTCTCCCTGATCTTTTCCTTTTTATTAACGTCAGTAATTGATTTCTCAATATTAGTCTCCTCGCCGAAGAGCAAAGCCTGTGCGTCTTCAAAATTAAGGCCCAGTTCATCGGCCATCTCTCTCGCCCGTTCCATTCTTGCTTCCTGTCTTGCCCCCTCAGCGGCTTCCCTCTCCGGGTGGGTGCTGTTGATGTACTCCCAAGTTCTATCTAGCGGTATGACGGACCGATTGGTGACCGGGCGGAAGGAGGGTGTAATCTCGTTAGCCGCGGCGAGGTACTTGTCTATGTCCACCTCACTGGGGTCTATCTTGGAAAACTCGGTCAGGGCGTCCTTCTCCCTCGGCGTACCTGTGTTCTTCTTACTCTTGATTCTCTTTTGAATCTTTTGGGCGGTATCCAACTTCTCGGCATACTCGGCATCCGTAGCAACTTTATCGATAAATTGCCCTAACTTTGAGACAGAGCCTGCTGTGAAGAGATTGGTTCTTTTTAACTTAGTGAGGATGGTACCCACTTGGCCATTGGTCATAGGACTGCCCTTTAAGGCCGCCCTTACCTTGTCAACCAAGTCATTCTTGAGTTGAGCCCCTTTACGGACTCCTTTGGTCATTCCTCTATAAAAGGTCTGGACTTGGTGTTTGATGGCCTCCGCTGGCGTCATCTTGACCGTCTTGCCTTCCTTGGCGCCACCCGTGGCCTCCTCTACTGCTTTGTTGCCTGTTGGTCTAAGTTCGGGTGCAATTTTGCGCAGCGCTGCTTTGGCCTCAAGCAACTCTTTGTAGAGTCCTTCGATGTCTGCCTCGGGAGTCGTCGCTGCCATTTTTTGCTGGAGAGCAGTGATCTTGTCAATCGCATCATTTTTAGCTTTTTCTGCTGCGTCAAATTTAGCTTTTTCTGCTTCTTTTTGTTCCCCTATTTTTGACTCTGCGCCTTTAGGCAGTATATTGCTCTTTTCCCCAATCTCCTTTTCTTTAAGTAATTCCTTGAGTTCTAAATCAAGGTCCTTTTTCTGTTCAGGCAATAAAGTGCCCTTTCCCTCTTCACTTTTCTTCTTGGCCACCTCGTGCTTTTCCAGATCCTTCTCTATCTGATCGATGCGCTTTTGACGTTCTTCAGAAAGTCTTACAGCCTCTTCCGCCTGGCTGGCGGCCGTTCTCTTTGTATCGATGACAGCCTGCTCCTCCGGACTTAATTTAGCCATATCCGCAATTTGCGAATCAAGAACTTGATCCCCCGAGGCGGCCTGTTTGATGCCTTGGTCAGCCATCTTTAGAGCCTGCTCCTTAGCCTGTAGTTCGGCCACTTTCTTCTCTATCTTGACCCTGTTCTCCGGAGTAGCCTTTCTCAAAGCACCCCCGATGCCTGGCAGGAGCATCCCTAGTGCGCCCCCTATAAGGGCAGAATGAGCCACCTCCCACATGGGATCGCGGTCTGGATCGTAGTCAGCCTTGGCCAGTTGGTTGGTCAGATAGGTCTGCGTAGCCATAGCGGCCCCCGATTGGAGTCCCCCTATACCTACTGTTTTGAGATAGTTAACGATCCCCCCTCCCGTGACCGTATTGAGCCGGTGGATCATGGATTCTATTGGTAGAGCCCCTAAAGTTCCTACAAAATAATTCTCAACGAGAGACTTAAAAGCCTCGTCATCGCTCTTACCGGCCGCCTTTGCCTTTTCAAACTCTGGCACGCCTACCATGGACCCCATGGCGATAGATCCCGGCTTACCTAAGAATTTACCTACTATGGACGCCGCTCCTGGGACAGCCGTGTCCGTGAGAGCCAGCCCCTTGCCTGCCGCGCCGAGTTCCCCCAGACCCCCTGTTCCCACAAACCCGGCAATCATACCCGCCCCCTTAGCTAGTTGCCCGGGAACTGATTCCCCTACTCCTTGATCGACAGGGAATAAACCCTCAATTGTTTTTTGATTTTCTTCTCCAAGGGTTGTAAAGGCAGATTTATGCTGAAACCCCTCGGGCAGTTGTCTTCCTACAAATTCAGAAAGTCTCCCTGCGGCCTTTGGTATATCTACCGCAAAGGGTTCCGTCACTCCTCTTAAAGCAAGAGCAGGTAGGGATTTGATATAATCCAGCACACCCGGACTCTGCTCATTTTCAGGAGCATGCTCCTCCACAGGGGCCGTAAAACCCTCACCAACATCTTGTGGGGGTGCTACAAAGGGGGCCTCTTGGGGAGTGCTATCGATTTCCTCCTGCGGTGCTAAAAATGCCATTATTTTTTGGTTGCTTTAACTCCCTTTGAGTCAATGTAGGCTGTACCACTTGGAAGGGCGTCATAGGCAGCTTTGGTGGTTATGGTAGGGGGGCCTTGAGAAGGTGACTCAGTGGAGGGGGTGCCGTTAAAGTAACCGGATTCCTCAATCTTTTTCATTATTTCATCCAGAGAAAAACGACCCTCATCCTTTATACCGTACCCCTTAAGCCAATTGTTGGTTATATCTAATCCCCCTACAGTAACTGTCGATCCACGAGGTATACCCTCTAATTGATTTCGAGTTTTAACTTTAAGATCAGTAGCGGCCTGCCCGGCGGAAATATCCTGATTCACCCCCTCGCCCAATTTAGTTAGATCTTGGTAGTCCTTATCAAATAATTTCTCATCGTTCACATCGTACCCACCAAGATCGGCCAAGTCCATAGCCTGTACAGCGGCTGCCGTATTGGTAGTCTTACCGTAGGTGGGGTTATTCTCCTGGAACTTAGAGGTAATCTGAAAGCCTCCCTGATTATCCACGCGTTCATCGGGCGGGGGTTCTACACCTTCCTCCGGAGGTTTAAACCTAATGTAGACCTCTCCTCTGTTGTTTTTTACAAAATAATCGATCAGACGTGGTTTGGGTGTAGTGCTTCCTTCTGGGGTATATTGACCAAGGTTCTCTCCGGAATGTGCCATATTTATGGCTACTATCTTAGCGGGATCCGCCGGATCTGGCCCTGTCTTATAGGATCCGGGACGCCAATGGCCCTTGGCTATAGGAATTATTTCTTTAAGTACGGCTAATTCTTTAGAAGCCCCCGCGGCTTTTTTAAGGGCAGCCTTCTTGTCTGCCTCCTCGTTCTTAAAGAAAGAAGGATGAATTTGAAGTTTAGCCTTGGTGGCCTTCGCTACTTCATAATTATGTGCCATGTAAGGATCACCTGTTGCCGCCTGCTTTTCTAATTCAGGTAAGAATCTATCTATCTGCTCATTGGCTCTTTTGACGTCACCTGTGGTGTACAGCGCCTCTTCGGCAATTTTCTGCATATTTACAACCTCAGGCAGAAGATCGTTAGAAACATACGGATCTTGGTCGGTTCCTTCACCATGAATCTGTCCGGTGAATTTATAAGGAGCAGCTTGTGTTTGTTCCTTCATCCTGTTGCCAAGTTTGTTTGCCGTGTTCATAAGGACACCGGACAACTTCTGATAGGTTTTAAAAGGAGTGCCTCCGCCTTGTTGAGTAAAGTCTGGCTGAGTAATATCAATACCGTAATCCTTCCACATACCCTGTGTAAGGCTTTGTAACTTGCCCCAAGTATCGTAGTATTTATCGGTCATTCCCTCTACGTCGGCTAACCCGTTCTGCGGAGCAGGTACGGGTAATGTCGGTTGATAACCGCCAGGCCCTACGGGCGCTCCTTGCTGAGGCTGGGCAAGATATCTCTGATCAGGAAGATCGAAGTCCTGCGCGAAAGATTGGTTAGGAAGTCTGTTGTTTTGGTATGGCATCTTATTTAAAATCTAAAGGCTTTGTCGTACATATCACGCGGAGGCCCGTATTGATAACCCTGATTGCTTTGATGAATATCATTTAAGTCCTTCCAAGCATCGGCTGCTGTCTGTGCGTGTTCGTGCCCATAGGCTGACATCTGATTATAGATATCGTCGTATCGGCGATTGCTAAACTCTTGCCCAATAGCCGGAACCTGCGCAGCCAATCCGGTTAAAGAATCTCTCAAGTTGGATCTGCCGGTTTGTCCAAGACTAGCCGCTGCTTGTCTATCAATACCATATTGATAGAGATCTTGCGGATAAAATTGGGATTGTGATTGGTTGATAGCTTGCCCTTCCTGCTGTCTCATGCCAAGCAATTGGTCGTATCTACCTTGTTCTTGGCGCTTAATTTCGTTGCCCAGCGGCACGAGTTCGGCATTGGCGCGATACATGCGTCCAGCGGCGGCCTGGCCATAGGCTCCGTAGGCCCCAGGTTGGCCTTCTGAAGCGATAGCCCCCTGGGCTAGATCTGCTTTGTAGGTATCCAGATTGGCTAAACGCGCAGGTTGCAACGCCGCTGATTGGTCTAGAGTTCCACGATGGGCCTCCTGGAGAGCCTGGGCCAGATCCTGATCGCGCTGAAGAACAGCCGGACGCGCTGGTCGCTTAATCCCCGCTAACTGTTGATTAGCTTTACCAATTTGACCTAGCGATATTGCTATATCTGTGCCGGCTAAAAGTGTATTGAGGCCGGTGGTAACTTTAGCGGCCACCTTACCTGCCTCCGCTTGTTTGGCTATGTCGATCACGTCCTCCTTGTACTTACCCGTAGTGAGCATCTTGCGGGCCTCATTAACATAACTGTCGAAATCTTCGTCAGTCATTGACTTAAGACCTTCTTCAGAAGCCAGTTTGCCTTTCAACTTTTCATACTGACCCGCATCAAAGTCTTGATGGAAGGAAGCAAAATATTTGATGTCCTCCTGGGAGACATCACGCCCACCGCGCAGTGCGCGTAAAATTTCAAGATATCGTTGCATATTTTTTTCTGTTATTTTGAGCAATCCGTCTCGCCGAGGACCAAGGTTTACCTTTGTGAGACAGGCTTAAATGTTGTCTGAACAATATAAATTTTATCGGAAGGAGAAGTAATTTTATAAATAGCGAAGATTTTATCCATAGTAGTATTGAGAAGGTAAAGAATAAAGATTTTGGAATCTTTTGTAATTGTTAGTTCGTCTCTGATAATCTATTTGTGCGTTCTGATTTTGCTCAAAGTTTTTGGATGCGGAATTATAGGCGGACTGATACCCGGATGCTGAAGCCTCTGCTCTATTTTTATCTCGCTGTTGGCGATTTCCCCTTGCAGCCCCGCCTACAATAGCGGTGCCGGCACCTACTGCGCCACCAACAACAGCCCCCCACGGCCCACCCACACTGGCCCCCGTTAGAGCCCCCGTGGCGACTGCTCCTCCTATCTCTCCCCCTGTCGCACCCCGTTGTACGCGAGCATTGGTTGCTGTGTTTTCAATCTCCCCGTTGTAAGACGGCTGACCGGTGGGAGAGTACTGTTGAGTCATGTCGTACTGTGGCAAGTTGAGACCCTGACGACTCATTCCGTAAGCCTGGGCTCCTAAGCCTATTGCTCCACCTATAGCCCCCGCAGCCTGGCCTTCTGTAAACGATCCGCTGTTCTGACCACCATAATCGATGTTCCCTTTGTTGGTAAAGCGCGGATCGAGTCCGGCTACACGGGAATTAATACCTCTACCGAAGGAGGCTGGATTGGTGTTGAACGAAGGTAGATAATAAGGACTAGGCATCTTTTTTATGTTTATACTTCCAGTGATATGATTAGATAAATTCCAACTCCACTCATATTTAAAAAGGATTTCTAGCCGACCATCTATACTTAACCAAAACAGAACTTAATGCTGCCGTTTGTGATAAAACTTGTTTCCACTTAATTGTAGCAAGCATCCGGAGCCCCCTCAGTCTTGCGCTTGAAGAGTCTCTGAGCGTTTTGACCCTGTAGTTTCCCTCAATACTCAAATTGTCTAGCGATATATTGTTGACTACTTGATCACCCAAAGAGGCCTCACGCTGTACGGTCAGATCCATGGAGGCCAATCGATCAGTTGCCGCAAAACTCATAACGTCAAAAGTTTTGCTTACGTCGCTATCTGGATTAACCACAACGGTTACGCGCGGCTGAACAACCCTACCAAACATATTGTTTTCCGCACCCCTGTACATGGCGTGGCCCGTCAAGACTGTGCGCCCCCCTGTGGTAGTATCGGCTACCAAGTAGAGCCGTTGATTGCCATAAGCCCCAGCTACCAACTTAGAAGTTAGCGCATCGAGAGGATCAAAAAATTCATAATTACCCACCCAAGTACCGAGTTCACCAATATCCTCACAAAAAATGTAACAGAAGTTATTCTCGTTATCCGCCAACCAATACTCTCCTCGATCCTGATCATAGATACCTACCAATTTATCCTCCGGTATAGTTTCCGCAAACAGTTGTCTAGTCTTGGTGTTGAAATTAAGATTGTCAATTGGCTCCAAGTTTCTACCCTGTAGTTTATAGATGTCCTTGTTGGCCACGTTAGGTATGTAGATGGCGTCACCGGTCTCAACTATTGCGTTCATGTGTTGGCTGCCGCTGGCTTGATTGATAATGATTGGTCGAGCAATCACGTCTCCCGTACCGACCGCCAGTTGTCCAGCGTCTGTCTGCTGGAGTTGAACTTGGCCGGTGGGTAAGTAAACAACACCCGTCTCCTGGATGCCATACATATTATCACCCTCTACAGCCAACTTGGTGATGGCCCCCTTATTCTCCTCTAAGTCAAAAGTATTACCAATCCTAAAAATATCGAATCCCTGAATATCGGACCCATAGATCTTGAGGTCGCTGTAATTAATGCGAGACTTAAAATTATACTGAATAAAATTGAAAGGCTGACGTGTAAAATATATTTTTTGATCATCCTGTTTGGATAGATTGTTATTATAGTCATAAAGTAAGGGTGAATGTATTGCCCCCTCGCTATTTTGAGTTGTACTCAGATTCATCACCGGAAATCCATTAGCAACGGCTACTCCATTGATGATGTCTTCAGCCATTACCCCGCCGTTATATTCAGATTCAAGTACTACTTCAATAAACTGTGAAGCCCCCTGTACTCCTACTGGCAGGCTTATAGGTGCTCCAGTAACGCCCCCCGGAGGATGATTGTAGTAAAACCGACCCCACTTGGTGATTGTGATCGAGGAAGAATCAATTATAGCGGGGATTTCGTTCTTACCTTGAAAGACTACAGAATAAGCACTATCGGCAATCTTGAATGTATGAGGTGCCACAAAACAATCTCCGCCAAAAACTGAAGTACTAATATTAACTACACTTCCGGCGGCAACTAGGGCTAACTCGGTTTCGTTGAAGGCGTAGGACGTCCCCGTTGATATAAATTCATGCGGTGTATCTATGGTTCCATAACGATCATCCCCAAAATTATTAACCACGTTGACAATTTCAAAATACTGAACGTAACTAGAGTTGTTTACAAAACCACTATATTCGCTAATGTATTTATTGGTGATGAGAAACTGCCCCGAAATTCCAACATTAGCTTCCTCATAGCGCGGACCGGAGGATCCAACTATATAATTGGCACTAAGAGTATAATCGTTGAGTGTGCCGTTGGCAAAGACTAGGGGACCTATAGTGTTAATTTCCGGTTTGGATATAGCGAGACCTATAATTGCTCCCCGCTGTACTTGTGGTGTAGCCCCATAGTCGACTCCAACCCCAGCTAAAGCCTCGTGATCTAGTATTCTATTCCCACCAAATACAGTGCCTGGCGCTAGATTATCTAAGAACAGATAATCTTTTATGCCTATTTTAGTTAGGGGAATGGTCTTGGCACTCCAGCCAGAATCAAAATAATAATCCCCGTCAGACAAAGCATAGAAAGTACCCGATATTTTGGTTTTTACACTATCCCCCGCACCTATACTCCCACCAAAACTATCAACCATGTTTGGATTAAAGTTGGCTACATTTAATTTGGCAATCGCGTAGTCTACTGTTTGAATCTGCTCGTTCCCGACAAACTGATAGGGTATAGCCGCCCCATACATAGAGGAAGGTGGGAAGATCATTGAATATAAATAGTTCTCCGCTATAGTAGATGTTGTTGACGCAGGATTACCATCATTGGTGGGCGTTAAAACAGCCTCGCCTATTTTAACTGTGGTACCGGTTCCCCCTATCGCGGTTGTTCGTGATTTAATGGATCTCGACTCGGGCCAGAATAAATTTCTTGGTACGTAAATTTTGGAATTAGTTTGTGGCTGGGCATTTGGATAAGGATTGTCTGCAATACCATCAGCCACATTGACTGACAAAGAAGGATAGTTGTCTAAGGTTCCAACTCCATTAACGCCAACCAAGGATATGAGCGGTGTCTGAAATAAAATATTTTTAATCCTTCTTGCAACTACGATCTCAAAACCAACCGCCCAGGTAGGATGATTGTGTATATTGGTTAAATTAAGCCCCATAAGCCTAACAAAACCACTACCATCAAAAAGGCTGTATTGATTGCTTACAGCGCGACTCGGAAAATGAAAGTCTATAGCACCGCCCGAAATTTGATTACCCGTCAAAGTACTCAAATCAAGCACACTGACGGGCGCTTTGTTACCGTACTTGTCACGATAAACTATACCAAATCTATAAGTTTCATCGCGGAAGTAACCTCGATCTAAGGAGGATAATCGAGCATCGTTGAACCCCCCTAAATGATTACTAACAAAGGCATGGCTAGTTAATACACTACCGGAAGTGGCAGGCGTACCATTATCAAAATCAAGTTTATGATACTTAATATTACCAGCAAAGAGGCGCTCTTGTTTAATTGCTAAAGTTTTGGCCGTTTGAATAGCCGCCAGATCAACCACTATCTCCTCGATTGGAACGGTACCTATTTTATCATTAGAGCGATGAATAAATACAGAAGAACCGGCGAAAGGAGTATTAGTTACTGCTGTGATAGGTAGTAAAGAGGCAGGTGTTACAGGCGTAGTGACAGGATAGATATTCTCTACAACGGCTAATTGATAATAAGAAAATAATGCGGATTCCTCCGCCGTTGGCGTAATTGTTATAGTTATTCCAAAAGGCGTTGAAATACCAACAGCAGAATAGACAGGAGTTACACCGAACGTATTGGCCTGCTGATATACATGTATTGGAGATGTCAAAGAACTCCAGCGTGTCGAACGCTTATGAATCGGATCCACCATCCGATAGGCATATTGATATGTACCCGAAAGCAGTGTACCGTCAACTACAGTAGAATTATTGTAGGTTATTACACCGTTGGCTCCGTGCCGTTGTAAACTAAGATCCTGCTCGGTTAGGAAAAAATCAGGAGATCCCGCAGGAATTTCACAACGAAGCTGCCTAATCTCATTAAAAAAATCAGTAAAGTAAATGTAATCTATTCCATTTTCTGCGAACGAGCGGAGGTCAACTATTCTGTGTTCATCAAAATAATCAGTTCCTAATCCCTGTTGTTGAAACAGGTAATAGAGAACGTCATTATCCAGATCGTACGCTGTGATGTAGAATGCTCCTTGATCGCCGGCTTCATTTCCTGTAATGAAATAAGTAATGAAGTTTACCCCCTCGACGTCCCCTACTTTATATTTGCCTACTATAGATCTTACGTTGGTGGAGTCTGGAAACAATGTATTAATACCGCCTGTTACTGCTCCTGTCGGCAGAGTGCCTTGAAAGTTCTTTAAAGCAAGAAACTTACCGTCGGAAGTCAAGGTTAGGTTGTGCGCATCCACATAGGAGTCGGGGGGTAAAGACTGGGGGTCAATGTCCGCATTAAGCCCTTTGGCGAATGAGTTTTTTGTTATGCGCACGTCTTCTCTTTGTATTTCCAGACGAAGCCGTAGGCTTGTTTTATTTTACCTCTACAGCACGCGCTTATATTAGACATGCTCCTTATTCCTAGCGAAGAGGCAGCCTCCGTAGCAGAAAACCATTCCTTAATATTACCGTACTTATCTGTTTGAATGACTGCTTTTGCCCTATTTTTACACCCCAAGTGAGATAATGACATTTTTAGCCTAGATTCTTTTGAATGTTTTTTACCCCACATGGGATGATTTTCTCCACACATACCTTGGGCTAAAGTTATTGCAGAAAGTTTTTTCTTAGTTTCTTCAGAAACTATTCTTCCTTTTTGTGCTATGCACATTCTTTTTATTGTCTCTTCCGTATGCTTCCCTCGGGAACCACCCTCCCTAATGTTCATCAATTCATACCCTCTAGCCCGGTAGAAATCCATAAGATATTGTTCCCAAAAATCGAGAATCTTTTGTTCTACTTTCTCATTTAGATATAATACGGTATTAAATTTGTGGTTTTCCCAACCGTATTTCTTAAACGATGCGTTTAATTTTGATTGATGAGCACACTGTCCACCGGAATAACAGGCTATACGATGTTTTATATTCCAACTCTGACCTACATACACCTTATTCGATGGTGAGAAAATAGTATAAATACCAACTTGTTTCATTTTAATACTGAGAGAAATTGAAGTTTGGAATCCCACGCATCCAGACACTATTTGTGATGTACTTCATTACCTCATTAGTTACACTCATAGATTTTTTATGAGCCTTCACACGATCTGCCTCCTGTTTCCAACGGATCTCTTTAGCTTGAATTTCGCTTTGGTTTTCATTATCCCGCATGGCTATCATGTAGTGCAGGAATAAAAGAATTGCCATACTCTCGTCGGTGCGTATCAGTGGATAGCCCCCATCGTCTAATGCGGCCGCGTAATATCTTAAAAGAATCGTGGTAACTCTATCGGCATTAGTCCCCAAAAAGATGGAATAAGCATCTTCCGAAACGTCTACTGGTATTAGGCCAGAAAGTGCTTGGGCTGTGTTATCCGGTGGAGTTACCAATGCCGCCGGTAATATTCTATCATCCCTATAAATACGTTGGCCGCCTCTGCGAAATTTGTGGGCAAGCGGACAACCGTTTACATCAAACAAAGAAATATCAATAACACAGCGAACATCATCTGGCTTTGGAACTGTTCCATTGATGGGTAACAGCGCTACCGTTTTTACATCTTCCTCGGCCAAGCCAAGCACTGGTAAGCACAGCACAGCAATCCATTGACGAAATATTAACTTATCGTGACTGGTGATTGTTTTACCGCTTGACTGAACTGTTGCAATGATATCATCAACTCCTATTGTGTTCATTTATTATGCTTGAGTTGGTTGTTGCGCCGGTGATTCTATTTGTCTATGATAAACTGATTTGATATCAGGAGAGGCGTTGTTCTCCGTGTCGGCCTGTGTGCCGAAGAGTTCTAACTTACCAAGTTCAACCACCTGTTCAATTAAAACAGGGAGCAGACTGTCGGTAATGTTTACCAAATCAGTATCCGCCATCGTAAGTAGATCCTGCTTGGCTACATAAGTAACTATGATCTTATTAAAATCAATGTCTGAATTTTTGAAACCTTGTACATAAATGTAGTCTCCAGAACGGGACCAACTGACAATCTGCGAACTGGGTTTAGTGTAAGTCATCGCCTTTAACATAGGTAATGACTGTAACGATGCTTTAAAAATCTCATCTTGATCACCATCGTCATCGGCTGATAATACTTGCACTATACCATTATCGTCACTAACGTCTACTACTGCACCAGTCAACGCAAAATAGTAATTGTCATTTTCTCCATCTTCCCCCGAGTCGACACAGCCAACCGGTGTTTCTACTAATTGCTTGCACGTCTCGGTGACTAGATAAATTTGAGGTACCTGTTTGCCCTGTTTAAAAGATTTCTCTATCTCCTGCGCCACCAAAGCATTACGTACATTGGTTAACCAAAAGGCAGTCTGACTTTGTTCAAGTTCAAGATCCTGGCTAGGAAACGCCTGCGTTAGCTGCAATTCCACGTCACCTATAAGTTTCTCTTTGGTTATCCTTGCCATTAATCGTCTATATTATATATCGCAAATCTTACGAACTCTTTACCTTTCTTTACTACTTGTTTATAAATGATCATCTGATAAATGTCCTTGTCATTGAATTTCTTTTTGTACTTTTTTTGGACGATATCGAGCAAGGGTTTGAGGGGGTTGTCTATGTCGGACGCTTTATTACTAAAACCAAAAACAACAACAATTTTGAAAGGCGGCTCTGGAAGTTTCTCTTTTTTGAGACGAAGGATCATTTCCTTCTCGTAACTCTGATAAGCCTTGGTTTTAAACCGTCTACCCTGCCAGCATTGGTTTACTGACAGCGGCTTTATTTGTACTGTAGCCACTACTTACCTTGCAAGGTAATGTTGCGTAAATCCTGTATGACTTCCTCGTCCCTAATAGCAACACCGCCCAACTGTAATGCTATTGCAATAATAACAAACATCTCCATATCGCCCCATTCAGGATTTACTACAGGTGACAATGCCAAGACATTAGGCTTCTTAATAACTGCTACCTTTAAAGCATTGGAGGCGGCTGTAGGATAAAATTGAAGACCTTCGGCCACCAAAGTAAATTTAGACTGCGTGGTTACTGGTTTCTTAAAGTAGTTTCTATGAAAGGGCCAAAGATTATTTTGGCGAACATACTTGACTGGATAAGTTACTCCGGCGACCGTTTGCCCTACCGACATGATCCTAAGATAGGTTGAGCCGGTTCCGGCCGCCACATCAACCGCTGCGTTGAGTACTGCATCGGTGAGCAACCCCGTACTATCCATATTAACGGTAACCGCATAGATCAGCGGCTGAATGTTGGCAATTACATTCTTATCCTCCTCGAAGTTTATGACACCCCCCTGGTTGCTAGGTAGCACTCTATTAAGGTATTCATTAATAGCGTGATTGAGATAAGTCAATATCTCACTATCGATAACATTGGGAGATCCGTATTTATCGATGAGTACGTTGAAATAATTAACAGCTTCCTGAGTTGTCATTCTATCTAATGAGGGCGGCTACAGAAGCCGTTGTGCCTGTAGCGTTAACTCGCTTCGCGGCTACAACGATGTATGTACTAACCGGTACGGCTGTCATGGTGATTGTTAACCCAGTCGGTGTAAGGAAAGAAACATCACCTGTTGCTCTAACAAGTAGGGCGTTGGCAAACGTATAGCCGGGTGTATTACCGGCGTCTTGCGCTAGGTTGACCGTGTCACTAGGTGTAACATTAAAGCCGTCACGGAAGTCATATTCTGATTGAAATTGTTTGTTTGTTACAGCCATGATTTTTTATTAATATTTTGTTTATTTAAACAACTTTTCGTACAATAATCCGTAGTCCATGGATAAAGTAAGGTCCTCAATCCTCTGAAAGTCCAGTTTTTCAACCATGAATTTGACCTTGTCATTAAGCACTTCTTGATCCTTTGCTAGGATTTTAGCCTTGAGTTCTTCCTCAGACAGACCCTCTTCTTTGTAATTTCTTATCTCCTGGCGCTGCTCCTCGATGGTCTTGAGTTCTTCGTTAAGTACTTTGGATGCCTTTCTGATCTGTCTTTTGGTGCCCTCAGTGATGCCTTTTTCAGAGATAAAACCCGGATAAATAGCCTCTCTTTTAGGCTCTTCACCCTCTTTTGCGGGTTTGATGATGGCAAAACCGTCCAAAAGCGCGCGAAGTTCGTAAAGTTCTACAATTGAAAGTTCGATTTGTTCCATAAATTTTGTTAGTTTAAAATTGGTTAATGCGTATGTTTAGTACAAAAATCGTGCCAAATCAGTAGCCACGGGCCTGAATCGCGTTGTCTATTATTTGAGCCAGATACATCGACCCTAACTCATTAGGATGAACATTAGCGGCGTCTATTCTCAAAGATCTGGGCCATTCGCCGGCGGCTATATCTGCAAGATCATTGGCTGATCCATTATTGAATGCTTGCATTTGAGGTAAAGTTTCAACATAATTATTTGGATACGCCGCCTTTATTTGGGACTGAATCAGGAGCCATCTAGTATAATAAACGCTTCCTACAGTGCCAGCATTTACATCTGGGTTTGGTTGTACATAAATCCATTGCTTTGGAGAGGTAGTTAAATGAGCAAGCATGCTTTCGATTGCCGGTTGGACTATGAGTGCGAAGTCGTTATTAGTAGTTAGTCCGTCAATAACACCATCTACTATTACAAGAAGGTCCCCGTAAAATGATGGCGTAGCATCAAACCTAACCGCCTGCTGAGTAAGAGAGGTGGCACCAACTCCATCAAAAGTCCATACTCTAGGCCTGTACAATTTTGGTGGTAACCACTGGATTACATTCTGTCCGCCAGATGCCCCGAGAACCAAGTAACTATCGCCGAGACCATGAATATTATTAACTTTTTGGTTCCAAATGGATATATTGGATATTGATCCATTCCTCTGTAAGCGCTGTAAAAATACGTCACCTATTTGAATTGATACGTTCTGTGTTATGTCTAACGGAATGGTCAATAAATTAGAGGAACTGGCTACCGCATATTTATCGTTTATTGTTCCGTCCTGCGTAGTAAACCTTACATCGTAGGTTCCTGTAGCTACTGATACTGTTATTGACTCTGCCGCGCGTGTATTGCTAGTTGTACTTGCATTTACAATGGGCGAAGTTGCAAAAGCGCCAGGTTCATATTGAAGATGATGTAAAGTAGTCTTTCTGCCTGCGGTTCCGGCTGTTGACCCGTTAGGATATAAAAACATTCTGCGCGTGTGACCTACTGTGCCGGCGGCGGGTGTTCCCGAAGTGATAAGTAAAAATAAATTTCCACCATTAGGGCCACTTGCAGGACCAAAATCTATATATCCAAAGATGCGAGTATTGGCGTTTCCTCTTTGTGTGATCACTTTGGTGACAAAGTTGAAATACATCCCAATAACCTCGACGTTCCCGGATGTAGAGTCACCCATCGCCATCCCAAAATCTGTGGCCGATGGCGTGGCCTCCACCAAGCACCAAAGCGTTTCTACCCCCGCTGAGAATGTTCCTCTGTTATTTTGATTAATTAATCCTTGATTAGTGTTGGATTCAAACTCGGACGCGCCAGTTACTGACGGTATAACACTAAGTTTAGATACAATTCCTGTAAATGAACCAGCGGCCCATGCCGCGTTTATAAAATCCGAAGAAGCGGCTATGAAGTTTTGGCGGGTGTCTTCAACGATCAATCCTTTATCAGTCTTTCTTAAAACACCTCCAGCAAAACTCTGATAAGTGTTATCTAACTTTGGGGCAAGGCCGGCCACTCCACCAGAACCATTTATTAAACCGAGATTAGAATTGGTTAAAAAATTAACACCGAGGACTGCTGAATCTCCGCCTATTCTTGCTTTGCCGTATGTATAAGGAAACATATTTTATGTTTAATTATATTCGTAGATGAATATTTCCATTCGGTGAGGTGCTTTGGCGTTGCCTCCAAAATAAGGATATAATCTCACCCGGAGCCCGTGAACACAATCTTTGGACCGATCAGATTCGTACTCGGCGCCGTTAAAATTAAAATAATAAGAATCATATTTAGCCCAAATTTCGTAGTGATCTACCTTATTGGGCTCCGTAAAGCCCATGGAATGATAATCGACTTTGCCGTTGGAATATGAATAACTAAAGATCTCTATCTTTTGATCTTGTACTACTCGCCAACCAAAACGCGCTGAATTTTGATGAATTAACGAATTACAATCAGTAAAACCATACAGTTTATTTATATCTGCTCCATCCTGACCAAGTAGACTAGGGTCATACAAACATGAAGGATCGAATCGAGCATCGAATACCAAATGTCTGCCATCCTTGAAACTTACTACTCTAGGTGGTAATCCTGATCGATGACTATAATGTGCATCGTTTTCAATCACATAGCCTTCCCAAGTATCCAAAAAATCGTTGCAGGAAACGGAGAAAAGACAGAAGAAGAGTAAAATTAATATTTTATTTTTCATTATGCTGCCATTGTTCTGTAGCCCATTCTCAGCGATAAGTAGAATGGACTGGTGAGTAAACCTTGATGTTCGTAATCGTCCTGATCGTTATAACCAGTTATATAAGTGGGCGACAAGATGGTTGCTGACGTATTGCCATTGGTACCTATCGTTCCTGTGATCGTATTAGTATAACCGGCAACCCTGTTGTCTAAGTAAGCGTTGGTAATATTGGGACTAAATACACATTCAAGGAAGATAATATTGGCTACTCTTTCTTCTATTGATGTCATGTAAGTTAATGTTCCGACACCTGTGTAATTAAAGTAACAACGGTAGAATATTAAAGGCTCGCCTGTGAGGCGCGGACTGGTTGAGAAATAAGAATTATCGGTTCTACCGATGAAGCCACCATATCCTGTACCACTATTAGTAAACCCAAAATAGGTATAGGAGATAGTTAGTCCGTGAGTAAATATGTTGAATGGATATTTGGATCCGTCATAAATATTGTATGCAATCGTAGATCCCGCGCCAATGTCGTGCGCTTGCAATCCGTGATTTTGGCCGCCCGTAGCCGTCTGCCCAGGCAAGACACAGGTGTTATGATGTGATGTGAGATAGTTGATGTGCTCAAACTGCGTGCCCTCTCGCTGAGAAATGTATGAAAAGCAATGAGTAACCGTCGCATAATTAAGATAACTAAATGGATTGGAAGTATGTCCTAAATAGCAAATTCCCTCCTCTCCTGTATTAAAAGTTCTATATTGATAAAGAGTTACGGACTCATAATAAATTGAAGTACTTCCAAAATTAGCAGTCATTCCGCTCGCTCCGGCACCCTTGACTACACAGTTTTGAAATAAAAAGTAAGATCCAAAAGAAGTAGATCCAATCTGAGCGCCATTTTGAGTTTGTGATTTAAAAACTAAAGGTTCGGTGGCAGATTTACCATACAGTTCTACGCCGGAGAATGACCCAATGGTCTGCATTGCATGATCCGCTAAAGAGGAACTACCCAGCACGGTCGCACCATCAAAATTAACCATCCTGTAATAAGGGCTCGGATTAACCGTCGTACTAAAACCGTTGCAATCTAGACCTAGGTTAAAATTGCCACTTAAAATTACGTCATTCCCTACTGTATTAGTCCCGCCGAAGTTAGCGTATGTAAAGAAACCGGGCGCATAGTCGTCCGATGGAATTGTCGTATGTGGTGCTGTCAACGACGGAGCCGCCGCCAGAGGTAAATATTGCCTGGTTACTACCCGACGGCCAGATGCTATAGATGATGGAAACATTATACTACTTCGGTAACTTCTATTTTCAGAAGCACATTAAAGGTTATGGTAGTGGCGGACAACTGTCTGTCAAAATTAATATTACTACCGCTTGTACTAAATGTCGGAACGGTTGAGAATGTTAACCCCGTATCATTAGAGGAGGATGTTACTGTCGCAGCACCTATTGCTGTAGTGGTAGACCCTGTACGTCTAAATGCGCGTTCAAATACATAATGGAACCCCGTTGATCCGGCTGTGCCACTTGTCTGCACTCCCACAAACGTACCTCTGACGAGGATAGTCCCTGTGTTGGGTACTGATTGCAGAACGTTAGTAGAGGCACTTGCACCATTCCAAGAAGCCGCGACGTTATTACTAAAATAAGTGGATGTTTTATTATTTGCTACACTTGATAGTAATTCAAAATTAGCAGTGAGGCTACCTATATCGTCAGTTTTACCTAAAGTGATGCTAACTTCACTCTTCCACGCAGGTATTCCTCCAGTAACATAAAGGATCTGCCCGGTTGTTCCAATAGCCAGTGTGGATAATGTTGTTGTACCAGAAGCATAAAGAATATCACCCGCTACGTAGGAAGTGATGTTGGTTCCACCATTGGCTACCGCAATAGTCCCGATATCAGCAGCTACAAGGGCCCTGAAGGTAGGAACAGCAGCACCACCGGACGTTGGCCCGGCAAATACAACATTAGCTGATTGAGCAGCAAAAGCCGAGCCGTTCCACACGTACCATGTATTGGTGGCGATCTTGGTTGCAATAGCTATAGAATAGCGCGAGGGTACTGTCAGATCTCCAGAAGAACTATTGAGAGTTACTCCCGCACCAGCTACAAAGGAAGGTTGGCCTACTCCGTCCCAAGTCAAGGCGATCTGAGATCCTGTAGGATAAGCTACACTGGCGTTAGGAGGAATGGTGAAACTGCTAGCGGCAGCATTGGTTGCTTGTACTAGAACAGTATCCTTGTCGGTTAATACAAAAGTATAGGTTGTGCCGCTTTGTGGATTGAGTGTCCAGTATTTGTTGGCCGCGTCAAGTATTCCATAACCAGCCAAAGTAGTAGGTAATCCGGTCAGCTTACCAAAGGCCAAGGCCGTAATACTAGCATCACCTATCGTCCCAAAACCGATTGATGTACCTGAGCGTCTCAATACGTGAGCATCTGTACCAGCCGTGATATCAGCCTGTACACCTGCACTATTGGTTGCACGTCCAACAACCGATAGTCCTGCGCCGTCTACAAATCGAGCATAGGCTAGGGTACCTGCCCAACCTACTGTGATCGACGAGGCAGTTAATAGTGCCGTGGTAGGCGCACCGCCCAAAGTCAAAGTGACGTTGGTATCACTTACCCTTGTCAGAGCGGCACCACTAGCTATGTCGGAAGCTGGAATGGTACCTACTGTAATGGCCGCCCCAACGGAGGCCTGTTTGAGATAATTGGACGTACCTCCTGTTCCTGATAGATCGGCATTGGTACCACCATAAGCAAGTCCTATTTTATTGGCATTCCATGTGGCGCCCGTAACAATTCCAGTATCACCGACAAGCATGCTGCTATCTTGTACAACGGTGCCCAATACGCCGTCCCATCGAACCACAGCATTATCAGTAGAGGACCCAGGACCTGCTATACCACCGCCTCCTCCACCACTGGCCGGTTGCCATGTTGGAACACCACCTACTGAAGTAAGTACATATCCGGTAGTTCCGGGGGATAATTCAACTGCTATATTGGAACCATTGCCCACCCAAAGAGCATTTTGAGAAAGAGATTTGGTGAGTTTGCTATCAAGTTGGGCTTGGGCGCTAGATGTTAGTCCTCCTATATACCCAAGTATAGTTGTTGATACTGTGCTAACGATAACTTTACCCGAACCGTCGGAAACAAGCACAAGGTTGGTCGAAAGATTGGATGAGACAATTGTGGATGCGCCACCCGTAATAGTTGCTTGTTTAGCATTGATTTGAGCCTGAATCAGACTTGTCACATCTGTTAAGTAGTTGATGTGGGTAAAGTCAGTTGTGACTCCGTCCATAATATTAAGTTCTGCGGCCGAGGCGGTCAGATCAGTAATCTTAGCGACCGTCAGGGTGGACCATTGGGCGTTGTAATTGGTTGCGTCAATCTTATTGAGATACTGACCAGTCGTCCCTCCCACAGGTAAATTACCCGCAGCAGCAGCAGCCCAGGTAGGAACGCCAGCGGAGACAGTAAGTACAAATCCATTAGTCCCAACCGGAAAGTTCACCCACGCAGAACCACTATAACGAATCATGTCACCGGTCACCGGGCTGGTGATAGTAGCTGCTAATTTAGTATTGAGTTGAGTTTGAATGCTGGAAGTGGCATCCAAATAAGTAAGATCGGTTGTTGTTTTAGTAGAAGCCTGTAAAACCCCAAGGTTACTGGTAACTACCACGCGGGATGGAGTAAGCCCGTTTAACTTGCTCAGAGCAATCGCTGCCGTAGCAGAAATGTCACTATCTACAATAACATTATCGGCAATAGATACTGCCCCATTATTAGCCAGTATTATATCTCCTGTAACAGGTACTCCTTCGGCTATATTTGAAGCATTACCAACAAAAATATAACTATCGGTTAATGCTGAGGACATAAAGGCAGACGTATCAATCGCCGGACGAGATACTATCTTACCAGTATTGTCGATGGACAATATTTTAGCGGCCAGGTCCTGCGAAAGAGTCCATCCCTTAAAATAGAGTTGATTCCAAATAATTTCTCCTTTAGCCATGTAATTTTATTCTGAGCTTCATCGATCAGAAGACCATGTATTTGATAAGGTCGTCAAAGGTGGTATCCATAGGGGCGTCAATCATTGTTGGCGCATTGCCGGATGTCTCCATGTTCAGTATCACAGCATCCGCATTGAACGGATTGACCGCCACGTTATCCCACACGTTCTGCGTAAGGTTCTTCAAAAAGAGGATTTGAAGATTGACATTCCCATCAATCACCTGAGGGCTGTTTAACATCTGGGCGGAAATCAAGCGGCTCTTTGCCCACCTGATAATGTTGAGCGCCGTCTGACCTCCCGGGATAGCCGTGGGGTCGGTCGTCACAGCCCAAAACTTTGATTTGTTCAAAGCTGCCGTGCGGATCATCGGTATGAATTTGGAACTGGCCCGGAGCTGTTCCTTTTGGTCATCTGTCAATGCTACTGTTGCCATAGTTTTAGTTGTTAATTTTTAAGCTGATGTGACCGCCTCCCAGGCCGTCGTGTAAACGTTGAGTTTTCCTGTCGTTGTGTTGTGGATCACCATGCCGGCCGAAGGGCTTCCGATTGCGTCGCGCTGTGTGGTCGTCATGCGTGGCGGAATGAAGGCTTTGGTCGTTGATTGCAGATCAAGGATTGCGTTGGTGGTCAGGGTCGTCCCGCCGATCAGCCCGCTGCCCGATGTCGCCTTGAAAGCCAAATGCACTCCTGAGATATTAGCCGGAGTGACGGGGTCATGTAAAAATCCAATAAGATCAACCGCCGCGGTGATGGTTGGGGCACTTCTGAATATGGTCTGCAAACCGTTTGCCCCGCCGGTCATGTTGATGACCGCGCTCGAATTTATGTAGTTGACCGTCGCTGTGCCTGATGTTGGGCGAAATTCAACCGAAGCGTTGAATTGAGTGAGATTACCGCTAGTGTTAGCCATCCAGTTACTACCGGAATTTCCGGCAAGTGATAGGATAATGGTGGCCGTCTGGCTGTTGACACTCATTATTGTCCCACCGGTGGCAACCGCCATGAAAGCAACAGAACTTGAATTTAGAAGTAATTGCAATGACGCTGAGCCGGTGCCGCTAAGAAGTATATTATTTGTGGCAAGTTGTCCAAGGCCACTTCCTGGTGTACCCAACGTCATCACTCCACCAGAGGTAACGGTTACCTGCGTCACATAGGCACCGGCATTGATGCTGGAAAACAATCTCCATGTTGCCGATGGATTCGCCGCACCTTGAACCGGGAGAACGTCGGCTCTAAACTTTACTGATTGTGAAGCTACTGGAGTAGTCGCCCATCCCTGACCTTCCTGTACTATTGAACCGGAAATTTGTTGTGCTCCTGCTGCTGCTGCCGTATCGTTGTATAGCCAGATTCCTTTGCCGTCAACCGGGGTGACTCCAAGGTTGGCAGACTTGAATTTAAGGGTGTTACCTGCTGTGGTGGTTTGGTCGATCAGAACGGCTCCGGTGAAAGTAGAAGTTCCTGCAACTTGCCATCCTGTGGTAGTAGTCAATACCGTCGCATCAACGTGTGCAGACGTAACCTTTCCCCAAGCGGATACCGTGGTTACGCCTCCTGAGATTAAAACATTCCCTGTTGCTACAGAAGGCAGAACTACTACAGTGTTGGTAGCCGATGCTTGCCAGATGTCCCCTGTTGCAACCGTATTAGGAAGTGTCACTGTTGACCAGGCTGGTGCAGTGGTTACTCCACCACTCCTTAAATAAGATCCGGCAGCAACATCCGCTAACTTAGAAAGAGTAGTAGCACCGGAGGCATATAATATATCGCCAACCGCGTAAGAAGTTATACCTGTCCCACCATTAGCAGCAGTGATTGCTGTGCCTGTCCACGTTCCGGTTGTGATTGTTCCTAGCGTTGTAATTGAAGTCTGCCCCACATAAGAAGCTGAAATATCAATTACAGGAGTAGCGCCTCCTGTTGAGGTTATTCGATTGGTTGTACCTGAAACAGAGGTTACAGTTCCGCCGCCTCCTGATGGTGTCTGCCATGTCCACGTACCATCTACATTTGTCGCGGTTATGACTTGACCCACAACGGGAGCAACAGAGGGGAGAAATCTAAAAGCCCCCGCTTCCGTTATAGTCATTCTAAGTATAGAATTAGTAATTATTTTGACTCCTCTTGGTGAGCCCGTCCCTGCCGGAGAAATATCTCCAACGGATACTTGATTTCCATTTATACTACTTAGAACAGCAATACCATCACCGGATAAGATTGCTGTTTCATTTCCAAAACTACCAATATTAAAATCAAGATGCGCCGATGCAGCCCCAAGTTCCATTGCATTACCGTCACCAAGGTGCCCCATTTTAACAAAAAGCCCTTCATCATTTGCAATGTTAAAAGTTGTTATAGGTGTGTTCTGTCCAAAGCCGACATCTATAGCCCCATCAAAATCAATAGCATCAGAATAAAAATTAGCCCTAGTACCTACCCCTACCGTCATTTGAATAAACGGATTGATAACGCCATATATAGAGATCTGGGCTCCATCTGTGCTAGGCGTTGGCCCGTTCGCGCTTAAAAAAATCTGAGATGTGTTGGGTCCACCTGTACCATAACCTACTTGTAACCCCGGTTCTCCCGAAGCCCCCGGCGAAGTACCAACAATGAAATTATGGAGTCCAGAGGAACCATTGAAGTTGAATTGACCCGCAAAAAGATCGAAATAACCACTGGTCAAAGTCATACCCCCGGTATTGACCCTGAATGTAGTTATTGGTGTAGTAGCATACCCAAAGCCTACATGAAAAGCCCCGTCAAAATCTAAATTTTGTGTAAGCGTGTTGGGACCTTGTTTCAGAAACGATGCCGCATTATATCCTGAATCTTTTAGTACTTGCCCAGAAGTATCCAAGAAAGAAGCAAAATCATCGGTGACTGATGAAGCAGGCCCGGTGACGCCACCTGATCCTCCTCCGCTGGATACAATCACCGGTATGCCAGAACGAGTTCCCTCTACGGTCCAGCCGTCGGACAGAGCGGTAGCCAATAATCTTATTTCACCGGCACTATAATCAACACTCAACTGGACATCAGATGTGTCTCCTATTTCGGTGGTTGTGTTGTCATCACCAAACTCGACAGCAGATCCATTGGCCAACCACGTAGCTTCGATATGACCAGTTCGCTGATCTGTTCCGTTCTTAACCGTATATAACCACTCAGTACCTGAACCAATAGTGATGGGAAATAAGTCAACCACGGTGACACCCGTGTTAACGGCGCTCCTGCTGAAAGGAATACCACCAGTGCCGCCACCAGCAGCACCGGTATCCCCCTTAGCGCCAGGCAATCCTGTCAGGATACTCGGCCTATTGCGAAGTTCCAGAATTGGTGCTGTGGGAAAATTATAAATTTGAGAAATTTCTATTAATTTATACCAGATTTGTTCTCTTTGTTCCCTTGTTAAAAACTCCTTAGCATCCAGTGCCTTAAGCCAATAACGAATCTTAGCCGCACGTTTAATCAGAGCAATCGTAGTATCCTTTTCAAGATTACGGATCGAGCATATCTCGTTGGCCAAGTCGGCCAAAGTTGTCCGCGCTTGGTAACGTATTGCTTGTTCGTTGACTTCTGATTTTTTATTTTCTATAGCTGGCATTATGGAATCGATTGAATAGTAATGAATCCTCTATTGAAGGATGTAGCGTCGTAATTTGTGTTATCAAAAAAACCGCCCGTTGTTCTTATTAATAAAACACTACTTGAATTTATTTGTATACCACCACCTATTGTTCCAGCAGCTCCCGGATCGCCTGAGTCTATTGGTGTAACTGTTCCTCCGCCGTCGGCAATTATCATTGCTTCTACAATCCTTATCTTGGAAAGTGTCAGCCCGTGCGCTATTGTTACCAAACCGGTGCTATCCATATTCCAATCGCCAATATTGACAATTGTAGTTATTAATCCGTTGGTTGATGTCACCGCGGCCGATATAGCCGTGTTCATTTGAGAAAAGCTGACCGCATCTTGTGCGTTACTTCCATTAGCCAAATCGGTAACCTTGTTGGCACCCATGGAAAGCGGACCGGTCATGGAGTCACCTGACTTTAAAACACGAAGATTATTGGCCGCGGCTTGCGCGGTGGATACCGGCTTATTAACATCAGATGTATTGTCTACATTACCAAGACCTACATCGGCTTTAACAAAAGCCATGCTGGTTTTTACTTGTGCTGGTGTTTGAGTGGTTAATACGCCAGTTATGCGTTGAATAAGGGTGTTATTCGCCGCAGAAAGGTTGGAGAGTGCGGTTAGATCTCCGTTGAGCGGTTGCTTCTCAGAATCGAGTTCGTTGATAGCTGCCTGAACTGTAGTAGCGGCTATGCTACCGGCTGGAGTATTCCCAACCTCGGTCCCTAAATAAGTCAAGATTGTTTTTACTTGAGCAGCGGTGAGATCCTGTGGTGCTCCTGTACCAGCACCCGCCGCGCGACCCTTGATGGTTGATTGGGCTTCGTTGGCTAACTTGGCATTGGTGATTGACCCGTCGGATATGACTGAACTAACATCAGCCTTCCAACCTTTAATGCCGGAAGCATTAGTACCATATACTTGATTATTACCTGGCGCCAACTGATCGCCATCAAGTTCAATAAAGTTATCAGAACTGTCGATGACAATTGAGTTCTTGACACCCCCTGCGCCGAAAGTTATACGGTCTAAAATAACTCGTGGCCTACTTACTGACATTGTATTTCCATTTAAATCCTGCCGCGGTTTTACGCTTGCCTCTGCAACACCCACTTATGTTAGATGTACTTTTCATCTGCAAAAATCTACCGGCATCCGATATACAATCCCAGTTTTTAACAAATTTTCCTTCTTTGGTTAATTGAACAACTGTCTTGGAGGCACCGTGCTCTATTCCGAACTTACTATACATCGGATTATTTTCGCCCGCAGTAGCTTTTTGTATTTTTAAAATAGACTCAGGACGATGTTTTTTGCCTTTCCACGCTTTGCTAATTTTTAATTTTGCTAGTTCGGAATGAGTTTTACCAAACATAGGATTTTTATTTCCTGTATTTTTTCCTTTATGAGAATTACTCATTTTTTGTCGAGATTCGCCCGAATGATTTCTACCTTCCCAGGGATGAGGTTGGTATGTCCAGCGATCTTTTAATTTTTGTTGATGTTCTGCCGTAAATGGTTTTCTTTTTTTATCTTTTTTAGATTCACTTAGTTTCCTTTTAGTTTCTTCTGCTTGTTTACCATTAGAGCCGGCGTCTCTTATAAAAAGTAATTCGTCTCCCTTTTCACGATGATAATCCATCATAATTTGTTCCCACCAGTCTAGTTCTGCTTGGGTGACGTCTTGTGTGAAGTCTAAAATAGTTTCAAAATCATGTGCCTCTGGACCATGCTTCTTGAGAGAATTATAAATAGCAGGTTGATCAGAGCAACTCAGTCTATTATAAGACCTCCAGCGTCTTGATATATCCCAACTTTGTCCTACGTAGACCTTGCTGGTTGGAGAAATAATAGTATAAATTCCTATACTCATATCAATCCATTTTCTGTATAAATAGTTTCTATTCTTCTACATATTCTTTCAGCCTGACTAAAAGACGATCTATCTGAACGAATGTATGCGCCATCTATAAGAACAGCAAGTAATTCATAAAGTTGAACACTTTGCTCTCTATCGGCATCTCCACCCTCGGTTGAAGCAATAGCTATAGCACTGGCAAACGCTAACTCCCCCGAAGGAGTTGGTACTATCTCATACACGTCGGATGCAATATTGGCTGACTCATTGGGCTCTCCCTCATTAGAAGCTAGAGAAGAAGGATCGGCTATAACTTCCCACCAGGCGGTATCTGTCAACGCGTGCCCTACATTGCCCGCTTGTTTAGAACGATAGACTACGTTGGTTGAAGAATTTCGAACGGCATCATATAACGCATAAGTTGTGCCTCCGGCGTAATCAGGAATGATTACAAACAAGAAGCGGAACCATCCGTCTTTAGGTATGTTGAAGGTCCATGAAACATCCGTACTTGGACTATTTGAATTTCCGCTGACCGTTAAAGTCGAATCAACGGTGTCATCAAATTTTCTTTTTGTCCCAGTCATCCATACGCCAACGGCGGCTCGTGCGGGATTACCTCCGGTGCCATACACTGTATTATCCAGTAAAGTTCCAGTCAGCCTATCGGCAGTAATTGACTCGAACGACAAACTCACGTCTAATGCCATTGATTTTTAATTTTAGATTGCTAATTCTGCATCAATAAAACACAGAACTTGTGAAATGTATCGAAGTCTAAGCATGTACTCTCCACCATTTGAATCGCTAGTTGGGCTTGTGTTCCCTTCCCAAGCATAGGAAGATTTACCTTGTACTACCCAGCCAACAAAGATACCAATGTGATCACCTACCTTGTCTCCATTCCAATCGTACAAAACAAGATCAGCCTTTTGTGGAGTAATGGTGAATTTAGATTTTGCCGGCGTACTCCACTTTTTATAGAAACTGTAGATGTACGGAACGTAAGCGGCTCCGCTTACACCATCTTGAATTTTTGGTAGAGGATAACCAGCTTCGTTAAAAACCCAACTCGCTGAAGTTGCGCACCACGGTGCTGCTGTGTTTTTACCATAATACCAAAGGTTATATTTGGTGAGATTGGAATTGGGTGGATCTTCTTTATACCCATTTTGAGACGCAGCCACCTTAATTATTTTGTCCCTATCCATAAATTAAAACTTTAAGAATAAGCAGCGTAGCTATGAATAAGATAAAAATAAGAAAAGACAGAAGCCTGTATATGGATTCTCTGCTCATAAACAAAAAGAGCCTCCGCGAGGAATCCCGCGCAGGCTCTTGATTATGGATAGGTTATTAGGTAATTTCAACAGCTTTTGCTTTTTTATTGCTGCCTTTTGCAGGACGCTTATCCTTCTCTATTTTGATCGATGTGTTTAGGTCCACCTTCGCCTGGAGTGCTTCCAACATTGCTGGATCTCCAGCCAAGGTTGATATTGCATCGTCCTCAGTTGCGCCGATCATTGTAGATTCCCAATAAATGATAGATCCCTTCTTAGAGAAAATACCATCAGCTATTGCCTTTCGAACAATGGCCCTGAGTGCCCGGTCACCTGATTCAAGAAGTTTAAAGTAATCGGCCGGACGTTTGCCAGCCCACTCAAGAACTCTCAACTTCATTGTTTTATTCGGCGGACCAAACTCACCAATGAATGCTGCTAATTCCTGAAGTGTTTTGTCATCGAGACCATAAGCACTTGCCTGGGCCTTGATTCTATTGGACTCTGCGTCGAGTGCAATTTCGGCATCGGCCTCGTTGTTGAACTCACGATAGAGGACACCTTGCTGTATTCTCAAATCTCCTTCGCCTACGTAGGTGCCATTTGGCGAACCCTCGCAGTCTGGAGCATTTTTCAGAAAATCATACTGAGTAACTTGATTGACATCCTGCTCTCCCTCCCTGACTTGGAAGCGTCTACGCGACTCGTCAAAGGTGAAGTACTTGCCGACAGCCTTGCCTTGACCGTCCGTGCTAGTTACGTATTGAAGATAAGCGCCGGGCTTACCAAGAGCGCCTGCATGATCGGTGTAACCTCTGAAGGATACCGAGCCGCCGCGTCCCACTTTATCAAGACCTTCGCCGGTCAGAATGAACCAAATAAAATTTTGTGAATTATAATTTCTTAAAGCCATTGTTGTAAATTTAAAAGTTTAAAAATGGGCCGGGCGTTTGCCCGGCCCATGAAGACTACGAGTTCGCGTAGATTTGGCCCAACCTATTAGGCAGTAGAACGGCCGTGGTAAACTCGGTCAAGAGTTCGCCCTGGATTCCGTCGTATGCATTGGAGGTTTGGAGACCATCGCCCACCATGCCTGGAATCATCTTTTGGATGAACTTGGCACCGTCGCGATATTTAACCTGAATGTTGCGCTCACCTGCGCCAGCCACGGTTCCAAAATCCAGCACAAGTGCGTAGTTTCTGAAATCTTTGGCCGTGCTAGACGGTGTCACTACTGGAACGACAGCCGCATCGGAGAACAATTCAAAGTAAGCAAAGTGAACACGCTTCCCGGCAATCTCGTAAGATTGGAAGTTTAACCCGGCGAGTTGCTGAGGAATCTGATCTTTGGGAATCGTCCTGTAGTTGGGCTTCAGCGCATGGTTGGTATCAAAGAGGATCTTCTCGCCGCACAAAGCAATGAGGTCATTCGAACCTTGCTGAGGGTACAGTTGCTGGAGCAATTGCGACCAGTCTGCCTCTTGCACACCTACTGCTGATGCAAAGGTGACCGTCTGTCCTGAGCCGGCTGCATACTCTTGCAAACCACGTGTTTGATTAACACCGGAACGATCTAGGTAGCGCTGACCGAAGACCAATTTGGCCTCGAAGTCACGCATGAACTCCTTTTGTTCGAAGTCCTCCTGTTTGTAGTACCAGGTCTCGTTGTCCACCCAAGTCTTTTGGGCGAGCACACCGCGTTCGATTTTGAAACCTCTGCGGTGGATGTTGGTGACGTTGTAGTCGGTACCAGGAATGTAGGAACGAATTCCACCAGATCCGGCCGAACCACGAGCGAAGCCTGTGGCAACGTGGCCAATCTTCATATTGGCCGCTATTGTTGCTACTGCCCAAGCGGCGGCGTCAAAGCGCGCAACGACGATAGTCTGGAAGCCGCCCGAGTTACCAACGGCGGTTACCCGTCCATTGATACCGCTGTCTGCTACCCTGAATTCATCGCCCACGAGGAAGTAACCAAGGTCATTGGTACCGTCTGCAGTGATGTCCAAAGTAAGCGTTGCGGAAGTTGTGGTGTTGCCAGAAGCGGCAGTGACCGTGGCGCCCTTACGGGTCCGGTCCATGATCTGCCATGCGTACACGTCAGAAAAAATGGTTCCCGACACACCCGCGATTTTCTCGGTGAGGTCGGTGAGGTAATAATTCGGGTACTTGATTATCAAGGACTCCAGGATTTCGGGTTTTTCCATCCCCGCATTATACAAGTGGCCGGACAGGACACCAGTAGTCGTGCTGCGACCTTGGGTGCCCTGGCCGGATACGGTCGTGGGGACGTCTATACCAGGAATTAATGGCATTTTATGAGAAGTTTAGGTAAGTAATAGGTTGAGAAAGAGGACGTTTGCCCCTTCCGACATTACCTTTGAGCACGAGATAAACCCCTTTTTATGAGGTTTAAACGACTACAAAAAGTAATCTATTTTAAAGTGATCCGGGCTGCTTGTTTCGGCTCATCACCTTGGCCATTTTCTCAGCCGGTGTTTCTACCTTATTTGGGTCAGCCACGTTTGGTGCCGGCGGAATGGCCGGCGTGTTGAGTTGCACGTTTTGCGTACTCTTTAAGAGTTGCTTTTTGCCTTGAACAACGCCTTGGTCGAATTGCGTCTTGCTGATGCGTTCTCCCCATTCTGCCATGGCTAGTGTTCTGATTAACTTTTCGGGAGCGATACCACTGATATCAACTTTTCCGAGGTGTTTCTCAACTAACTTTCCATTTCTTATTCCCTCATAGAGGAAATCGGCGTGTTTGGGTTCTACCTGAATTCCTACCTTGTCTTTGGTTAGATATTCAGGCAATTTCTTCGCGGCCTCTGCTAGGTTACGGTTAAAATCCGTCTGCCTGCGTTCAGCCTCCTGCAAGATTTGCGCCCGTCTGTTCTCCTGCTGGGCGATCAGATTTTGCTTCATTATGTTACCCTGAGCGCGTTTTACCGCATCGGGAATCTGAGCAAGTTCTGCGTCGGCGGCGTCAAAATCGATGGACCCGTCCGGCTTTTTAAATTGCTGTTCAACCGATTGATTGAACAGACTTACTGGATCGGCATTGTTGAAATTGACTACCTTGGTGGAGAGGAACTGTTTCCAATTCCCTTTATTCTTGGCAAATTGCACTACTTCCTTGAGTTCAGGATCGATGTCATCCAAGGATTGCTCCTGGGAGGCCTCCAATGCCTTAATCTTGAGTTGCTGTGCTGTAAATTGTTCTACCAGTTCGGCGGTGGACTTTGGCGTTTTCTCCAGTTTTAAGGCACTGCCTAAACTTTCGAATGTCAAAGGTTCGTCCTTGACTGGTGGTGTTTCCAGGTCTTTGTCCCAGGCTGGTACTGGTTCTTCGGTATCCAAAGGAGGATCCGTCGAGGTAGAGTCCGGTCCTGTAGGCTCATCCTTTACAGGCGTCACAGACGGCTGGGTGGGAGTAGCAGCGGCAGGTGCCGGAGGTGTTGGTTCAACGATAGCCGCTATTTGGGCGGCCTGTGTTGATATTTGTGTAGGTTGCACATTAGCAACCTGAGTATTTTGGTCCGCCGGAGGTGTTTGAATACCCTTGGCGAGCGCTTGTTCTTTAAGTTTTTTGCCGAAGTCGGCTAAGTCCTTGTTAATATCACGATCAATATCGGATCCTCCTGGCATGCTAAAGTGGGTTTAGGTTATTAAAATCTGGCAGCTAACAAATAGCGTGCCATGCTTATAGTAACAAAAACCGTGCCAAACTTACTGAGTCAGTGCTTTTATTTTCTCAGTAGAGAGTTTGACCTGCCCAGTGGCCAGTGTTTTTTGCATATTGCCCTGGTTCTTTTGAGCCTGCAATTGTTGCTGATTCTGCATCAACATTTGCTGATTCTGCATGTCTGCTGCCTTCATTTTTTCCTGCAAGGCTGCTTCTTGTTGCTGTTCAGCCTGCGCCTGCTGCGCTTCCATCATCTTACGAAGTGCAGCTTTGCGCATTAGCTTGCGAACGGCAATCTTGAGGTCCGGCTCCATAAGGATAGCGAGCGCATCTTGAATTTCCATAGTACCGCTTTGCACGGCTAGGGTAACCAGATTCTCCAACTTATCGCGGTCGCGCAACAGTGGCGGCAAGGATTCTACCCAAACATTGAATTCATCCAGATCTATATCTATGTTGTCTTTTAAAAAGTCTATTCCGGCATCACCTATAATTGGTGCAAATAATTCCTTATCACTGTTGGCCCAAGCAATTTTAATAAACTTTGCCTTCTGATTGAGCACTCTGCTACAAAATCTTTCAAAGCCCTTGAAGTACGGTGCGGTGACGAGATTAGATCCAGCCACGGCAGCCTGTGTGACACCCACAGCTTGAGAAGCAACAGGTATATTACCTTGACGTTCGGGCGAGGTGCCAAGAATTGTATCCACCTGGGAATCTAGAAAGGCCATGATTTCCAAGAACTTGTTAATATCACCCGACATAGTCAGATCGTAGGAATCCATGATCTTCATGCCCCCGCTCATCATTTGATACTCCTTGGAGTTCACCGGGATAAATCCACCCGTCTTAGCATACCCCATTACCTGCTCAAAGGTCATGTTTTCGGGCTTCATTGCTATATCATAAGCTACCACTTTGCCCGCTGACCGGTTCATGGCTAACTGGAGATTGTAAGCAGCAATGTCTCGGAGCAATTCTATGCCGACGACTTGCTCGGTCTTACTGACCGAAGAACTCAAGAAGTAATTAGGAACCCAACATTTGTAAGGAGGTTCGGTCATCTCAAGGCTTGACAGTTCTCTTGCCTGGTTGGGACACTCTCCCCATTCCCTGACAATAGTACCGCCGATCAAAGTGACCTGACGCCACACATTCATCTTGCTCGTGATAAGAGGACTCTTGCCGCGATTTCTAACTTCGTCCGTTATCTCCTGAAGGTGTTCGGTGCCATATTTAGTATTAACTTCGTTTTTATACTTTCTGATCTTAAAATCTGACCAGACAGTTCTGCACACGAGCACGCGAGGTATATTATCTACGTTTTTAAACCAACCAAGTGTGGCGTTAGGAATACTATCAAAAAATTGATTACTCGTCTGTGGTGTGTTCATCAACTGCGAGGTCATACCTACAAATTGATTGTAGGCGTTGTTGGCAGTTTCTAATTCGTCCTTGGTTAAATTGAAACGTTCCGCGGCCTGTCCTAACGGCATGTAATAGACTTCACCAAAAAAAGTACTATCACTAAGGTCGTCCTTGACGCAGTGTCTGTCGTAGATAAAAGCTAATGGATCAACTCGAGGTGATTCGGGCATTCCTCTCACAATCTGGTTGCGTGCAAAGATTTTGCCAGCGATCCACACGTCCTTAAACCACTTGACCCGCGTGTCGTCGAAGTCTTCTCTTTTATTGCAGTACTTCAGCGCGGTCTCTACAATGATCTCGGCTTTATCTTTGTAGCTGTCCATCTTCTCATCTAATTCCGCATCACTTTGCGGAATGTCTGTATCCTTTTGAACTGGTAATCCGGTCTCTGCCGTAGCAAACCTAGCTATGTTTTGAAGGCGCCTTTCTACACGAAGTCTTTCCTTCTCATCAAGTTTACGCGAGGTGGCTTCTTTGTTTAGCGCTCTGACGCGAATATCATACCCGCGTTCTTCGAGTTCTCCAACGAGCACTTCGATTTTAGACTTGAGTGAACTCATCGTGAGCCACATCGCCGGCATGTCGCTTCCGTCGGCTGCTTTTTGTAAGAAGGAAGTTAGTTCGCCGCTAGAGCCTGACTGAAAAAACTTGTAACACTCAGCCATGACTCGGTACTTCATAGACCAGTCGTCTGTGATTGATGAAGTTAAAATTGCCCTACCCCAGGCAACATGATAATCTTTATCTTTTTTTGACGAGTCTAACCTTGGAAACATAATTTATCTGTTGAAAAGTGGATTTCTAGTACGACGTATCACCGGACCTACCGGCTTGTTAATATCAGAATATAATTTTATGGTGAGCCCTTCCTTTTTATAAAAGGCTTTTGGTTTGTTGGCTTCATCTGCATTGAGTGCCTGCGCTACACGTTTATCACTTTGTAATTGAACAAGACACCACCCATACGCAGCCGCGAGATCATCATCCGCGTGATCGGCCCCAAATACTTTAAATTCGTCTAGTAACCTAAGTGACGGCAATGATTCCCAGTAGTTTTCTACATTAGAATCAAGCAACCCCATCATTTGCATCTTTCTATCGGGACTCATCTTAATACCCTTCGTCATTGCAAAGCCGCCGCGAACAGAATTACCTGACTTTGGCGACCAACATATTAATTTAGGGAAGTACAACTCAAACCAATCATTCATTCTCCAGCCGCCTTTATTCATTTCGATTAGTACTTGCGTATGATTGTACCACTCTAAAGCAAGGGCTACTTGCTGATAATAATCCGCAAGTTTATTTGGTCTATCTGTATATTCAAGTACTAACCGCGGCGGTTGTAACCCTAAAGGACGCGCAACTATTGCTGTTGATAAATTGGAGGTATCGCGATTTTTAAGAACATCATCATCCTCAGCCGGATCTGTTGATGCCACGTAGCCATTAGTTACTTGCAATGGTCTTTCATACACAATAATCTTACCTAATGGATCTGGAACAAAATCAGATCCCCCTCCAACTTTAGGTCTCATCCATCCCTTGACTTGCTGGACTGGATTTTCCATTAACTGCGTATAGCGCTTCTGTATTAGTTGAGGATTACCAACCCCGGAACCACTAATGGTTATGAACGCGTCCTGTTCGGTGAGTGGAAATTTTTGTAAGTATTTTCTGTAGACGATATCAGAACCACCCTCCTTCCTCCTTCTCTCATATAGAATGTAGCGCACCGCATCCTCGATCATATCATTGCCTAAATCGTCTACAAGCAAACCATTATATCCAAAAATAGGAAAGCGATCAAGCCCGTAAAGTTCGTTCTTTAGATAAAACTCCATCAGACCTTTTCCGTTTTTAGCTGTGTCGCCCATGGTCCCAAATATGTATGGTATGCCCACGCGCTCAGAGTCTTGGATAATACAATCCTCGCAATTTGACCAAATACCCATTAAATTATCAATTTCACCAGCCTCGTCTATTACTAATTTTCGATATTGATTTCCAGCGTGAGATGTAAGCGTAGGTGCTACCGAAATAATAGATGACTCATTGCCTTTCCACTTTTGTATTTTTTTATCCCATTTACCAAAGATCATCGCGTCGCGGCGATCTATGGAAATGCTTGCCCGCAGAAACGGCGGCAGATTGCGATGAATATATTTATGTTTGATAAATAAGGATCTGGAGTCTACTTCCCCCTTTGAATTCATCCCTATATCAAAATGCTTATTGAAAGTGCAGTCATAAATATTATCTGCTGAGAAATCCCAAGAAGCACCAACCTGACGACGTTTAATAGATACCAATCCTCTGCCGGGTGTTTTTGAAATCTTTTCTTTCACATTGGCAAAATTTAATTGCCATGCTCTGAAATCGGGAGAAATTTTACCACGCTTCTTGTGTTTTATTTTGCAGAAGTTTAGAAAGAAGTAGTATCTGCCGGGGAGTCCATCAAAACCATGAATACACTTGTCCACTTGAGACATTTCCCAGTCCAAGCGCTCTCGTGTTTCATTTGGTTTGAAGTCGGGTATTTCGATACGTTTATATTTCTTGTTTACTTTAAATGGATTCCCTGCCATTATTCGAGCGACGTGGTACTGTACCTCAAGTTCGAGATCTTCTTTATACTCATTTAAAGGAATTATTCCAGGACGATCTTCTTCCTTAGACATTCTTATATTCCCATTTAAAGCCGGCAGAGATCCCCTTACCTGTTTTACAACAAATACTTATATAACTTCTGGCGTTATTATATACTTTACCCGCGGCTCCAATACTGGGCCATTCTTTAACAAATTCACCCGACTTAGTAAATTGTAATATAGGTATCGCATTTGGGTTGTCTGACGGTTTATTTCTACTTCTATTTGTTTCAGATTCCCAAGATTTTTTTACCGATTCTTTTATTTTTTGTTTGACCTCTTCTGAATGTTTTCTACCCTTGCCCGCTTGCCCTATTTTAAATTTGGTATCCTCGGAGTGTCTGCCTCCCCTTCCCCCCTCTTTAATATTCAACAATTCATAATCTTGCGCCCTGTAGAAGTCCATGAAGAACTGCTCCCAATAGTCCATAATTGCTTGGTTGGTTTTTTCTTCTAGGTAGAGGACTACTTCAAATTTGTGGGCCGGCCAACCATACTTATTTAGAGAAGCTAATATTTTTGGTTGATGTTTACATTGATTATTTTGATAAATTTCCTCTCTGCGAGAAATATTCCAACTCTGACCTATATATAGTTTATTAACGGGAGATGTTATAACATAAATACCTATATTCATATTTTTAAAAATTAACCTTGTACGGAACAATGATTTGACGTAATATCAACTGATCCCAAGAATCTATGCAAGGCGCGTCAAGACCTTTAAAATCAAACCAACAACGGAGAAAATCTTCTCGCACAACATGTCTGATATTCCCATCTTCAGGATCTAGCAAATGTATCTTGTCCTCGTCGAGTCCTACCACAATGCTTGAGTGCCCGTTAGGTAGATCGGCCGGACCTGGCTGAACTCCGCCGGTGAACCAATCGACAATCACCGGTATTTCTCTCTTGATCCAGTAGGCTATTTGCTGGAAGTTGGAGTTGTTGTAGATAGCCACGCGGAGTCCGTAATGCTCCAGAGCAGCCTTCATGCCAGCGTCATCGCAACCATATTCAAAAGTGTGACCGCATAATCGGCAAATCTCATCCTCCGAAGCCTCTATGTCGTAGTAGGCCAGAATACTTTTGATGACGGTAGGTCCACAACGAGAACTATCACTCTGGATGAAGGCCGGGACTTTGATCATGCTCAATTAGCTTTGCTCTCCTTTTAATCAGACCTTTAGGTATTTTGTGAACATTACTAAATACTTCGGCAGATTCTACGAAGCAGGAAACCAGAACTATACAATCGTTATCTTCAGCAATTACGTATCCGGGCTGCTCTACTATGAAGTGTGCTCCGTCTTTGAGCCACTCCTGTATCTCGTCCAGACTGGCCCACGTCTCGTCGTACTCTATGACGTCTGCCCAGACGATTAACTCAAGTTCTAAATCGGAGAGATTTTTAAAGGTCATTTGAAGTATAATACATATGAACCACCATAAATCTGGACATGTTTGATCATCTGTTCAGGAAACTGCAAGTAATTGTACAACCACCTGGGAAACAAAAGAGCGCCACTTTGATTGGTTATTAGATGCACTTCTGGAAATTCCTCTATGGCCTGTTCTGCTTTCGGGAAGTCTCCCAGGCAGATCCAGCAGTCTTTGTATGTAGAAATCTCCGCGGGATCTGACACCCTTACTACTCCCCCTCCCACTTTGTGTGGTTTGTGGAGACTGGGCGCAAAGTACTGTTCCACCTGGCCGTGCGGAATGTCGTGTATCTTGGTGCCGGTCGCCCGGGCGGCGTAGGGTGCCGAAATCTGGTCCCTATATGTTCCCCGTGAAACTTCCTCCCACCATTTTTCATTAAAAGCCTCGCAGCCCTTATTTCGAACGATTACTCCCCCTCTCCATAGCCCTCCTCTGTCGGGTAGGCCCTCGTCTCTATAGCGACCTACTTGCTCAAGTACTGTATTTTCGTTGTCTAGACCCTTTTCGCGGACTGTCTGGGCTTCCCTATACACACAATTTCTTTGCGGATGTCGCGTCATCCAGACGCCCTCTGTTTTGCCCTCTATGAATTCATCGAGGTTGCCCAGTGGACGGTAAGAGGCGTCCACATACAGGGTTGTATCGTATCCCCCCAATGGCTTCAATTTAAACCATCTGGACTGCTTCTTAATATCAGTTTCTGGACAAGTATTATAATAACCGCCCCACGAAACAAACCAGTTATCAGACTTGAGTTCTCTATTGTCCGTAAAAACTACGTAGTCCCATCCCGGCGTCACTTCCCGGGGCTCTTTTAGGTCGTCGTATCCTCCGAGGAGGACCGTATAAATAAGTTTTTTGTTCATTTTAAAGGGTTGTTCAGGTTTTGTGAACATCAACAAAAGAAGCCCCAGCTACATAAGTAGGGGGCTTCTATTAGTCATAACTGTCTGATTAGGAAGCCGTTATGTCAGTTGCAGAGAGTGCGGTCAACACATCTGCGTACTCTTGAATGATCGTGATTTGATAGCCAAGAGAGGTGACAATCAGCGTGTCATTCGTGGAGGTAGATCCTGTACGTGCCGGAACTGCGGTTAGAAAGGCTGTTCCGCCTGCAAGAACTACGCAGACATCTTTAGTTGTGCCCGACGTAGTAGGACCGCCGTCGAAAACGATTTTTTGGTCGGGCGATACAATTTTGCAGGCCCTGAGAGATAACGTGGTAGGTTGTGCCATTTAATTGGGTTTTGGTTTTTAACAGATAGGGCGTTTTAGCCTTACCCATGGTTTAGAAACCAATTATAGCACAAAAATCGTGCCAGAATGTTCCACTTGGAACTTATAGTCCTTTCGGCCAAGTTTTAACTTCTGTATATAATATGTCTGCCGGCAGCGCCCGAATGCGCTCCAATTCCCTTTTACCGGCCGGATAGTGAGGATTGGACATATTGCTTGTTGGACCAACAAAATGATTAATGTGGTACATTGGACCAGGCACACGGTCTATTATGGCTCCCAACTTGACCGCCCTCTCATAACGCTCCATATCCTCAGGACAATAGGCTACAAACTGCTCATTTTCTCCGCCCAGTTCAAAAAACTTCTTCTTGTTCCAAGCCACAGCACCACCCAGGCTCACAGCATCACCCCTGTTCATACCGTTCAACTTGGTGTCTCCAAAGATGCCCACATCTCCGTCGTGGTCCCTGAGTTTAACAAACCAAGTGTTTCTTGGCGCCCTGGCGAACTGCCCATCATAAGGATACACCATGTCTGCGCCGGCCCGTAACTTCTCGGCCGTCAGCCAAAGTTGAAGCGGTGTAATTAAAACATCCGCGTCCCAATTGAAAATATAAGGCTTGTTTGTGTGCGCAGCCATGTAATTTAGCATCCGCGTCCTGTGGAAGTCGTGCCCACCAAACGTCAAATACTTAACTCGCCAATCATCGCCGACAAAGTTGAATGTAGTTCCTCCTTGCTCCTGGACCATGATGTCTGTGTCCAAGTTCTCAAGCAAATATCTGATTATTAATTTCAGGTTTTCTACGCGGTCTTCGTGGTCAGCCCTGACCGGTATAGTGAAACAACAGTCTTTAAGATCCAGCCTCTTGTTCTGACCAATCTCATCTTTGTGGTCGTAGGCAATCCAGCGTGCAGGATAGAAATCTTTAATATTGTTTTGCTTGAGAAGTTTGCCTGCGAAGTGATGAACTGGACGAATTACTTTTGTAGTTGTGCAATTAAAAATTGCTAAAGCTATAAATCCTTCTATAGTACTGCCCTCCGGTATTTGTGCGATATCTACGACTATTGGTTGCTGCCCAAGATAAGCACCCCACCACCCGAAAGTGCTGTTAGAAATTATAAAGTCATCACACTGAGACATCAAACAAAGATCCTCTATGTCACTGTTATTTTCGCTAAAGTAGGTATTAGGAAGACAATCGAAGTGCACGCGACACCAAGGTATGTCGTCACTGAACAGGATGATATTTCTATCGCGCCAGTCTGGAAAATTATCAAACATAGCGCGGATATAATAGGTGACCAAAAGTTGTGCGTAATGCGGATTTCCAACGTAATCACCACGACGAACACTTATAGCTAATGTCTTCTTAGGATTGGCCTTAAAATCTTCATCAACATAATTGATCATGAAGTTGTTCCATACCTGTTCCTTAAATTCTTTCTTGAACGTTAGCGCCGTTCTGACTTCTTCTATCGCATCTTCCCAGTATTTCTCTGATTGGAGATAACCTTTAATGTCGACCTGATCGTTCTCAGCAATATAGGGCCAGTCTGGAATGTAATTGAAGACGGGCTCTCGGACTGCTCTTGCATTTTCAAGAACTCCACCGCTGGGAAAAGTTCCTTCGAAGTATTGTGCATATTTCCATTCTGGTAAAACGAGTTCGGTTTTGTGCTTCTTGGCTAGACCTATCATGGAGGCGTACTGAAAAAGTTGATTTCCTAGACGTCCGTTAGATCCGAACGAAGTCATCGTTATAGCCATACTATCGCTTTAAAGTTACAAGATGTTTTTGAGTTCGATAGCAGGACTCCCTGTGTACTCCTACTATCAGCCACTCCACGTCGTCATCGCGCCTAATTTCAAATACTTGAAGTTCTATTCCTTTGGCATTTATAACCTTGTCTCCCTTCCGTATCCTGCGCTCGTGATCCGGATTGATGTTTGGATCCATGAATTTATAAGTAAAATCCTTCATGCAGTAAAGGAGAGGATTGTGATTAGGCATCTCCGCGCGGCCTGGCGGCCAGAGCAAGTGGTAACCATCGCGGCACATCAGAAGCCCAAATATTGACTGATCGTGGCGGTGACCCATTTTTAGATCATCCTCACTTCCGTCCCAGTAGGAAAAGTCATCCGGTATTTCAGGCTTTCCGAGACAAGCCGCCTCTGGATTACAGTTCCATTTTAACCACTCATCCACGAAGGCCTCCGTCTTGGCCGTCTTGCGGATCATGATCATTCCACTGGCAGGCATGAAACTCCGGCGGTATCTCTCCAAGCCCATGACTCTCATGCACCTATCTGTGGTAAAGTTTTCGTGCGTATGTATACCCAAAAGATCAGAGGCGGCCGGTATCTTACGTGTGTCCCAGCGAACAAAAGCGGCCAATATATCATTCGCCGCCTGGCACAGACTTTTCATCACATCTAGACTATAGGTGTCCGGTATTATAAAATCCTCATCCATTTTCCATATCTCCGGACTGCAGTCGCTGTAGATCATGTACTCTCCGTCCTGGAGACTACTCAGTGCCCTAGCAATAGCATAAACTTTGTACACCCTTCCATTTTTACTGGCGTCCACGTTATCCAGCAGTACTTTGTTGTTTGTATAAAACTCAGTCTGGGCAATGTCGTCCCAAGTTAACATCAGAAACTTGTTTATTCCAAAGGATGAATTATTCTCGAAGATCTTTTGCATCTTGAGTTGCGTCGGGCCGTATTGAGATTCCTTGCGGCCGGAACGATCATCACTTGCGCTTACGAGCAGGCACATTCTTTTTTTCCCCTTAAATAAGTCAATTCAAACAATAGATCCTCTACTTCTCTGCGCTTGGTGCGGTCAGCTAGAAGCAACGCATCCGCTACAATCTCCTTTATCAATTTTAATTGATCCTCTGTGATCGAATACCTAATAGACTTTGCCATTGATTATTTTATAGTTGTTGATGACAAAATTAATATCTTTACCTTCCTCCGTATGCTTGATGATGGCAAAACCATGAGACCAATTGTTGATTGGCTTGTACTCTGGGTGTGGATCGGCAAGGTGACCGGTGGAATAAGCAACCAACTGCTTACCTTCTAGATTATTCTCGGAGTGGACCGATACCTGATGATTGTGCCCACCGATCACGTTGGTCTTTGCGCGAAGGAAATAACCGCGGGCAGGATTAACAGGTGAGAAAATGGCTTGTCCGAATTCATGACCATGAATGATCATTAAATGACCCAGTTGAATTAACTTATTATCCGGAATGTGATCGATGTCAAGATCCTTGAGGCCGAGCAATCGGGGAAGCGTAAAAGCCTCCACGCCGAGAAGTTCGGGTGCCTTGGATCGCATGAAGCGCATGTAACGCGCCTCGTGGTTACCTTCCTTATAAAGTATCTTTACTCCTTCAAACTTCTCCGTCAATGTTTTTAGAAAGGAGCGGACGGCCTCTATCTCGTTCTTAAAGGAACGCATGGTAGGATCCTTGACGAAGTTGGAAATTTGGTAACAATCCATGATGTCACCATTGAGAATTAAATGAGTGAGTTTTTCCTTCTTGCAGTGATCGAGCGCACAGGTGAGGGCTTGGTTATGCTGATAAGGTATGTGAATATCCGACAATAGGCCGACCACGGTGTCCTTAGACGGTTTAATACTATAGTACTTGTTTTCATGGTGTTCTTCGGCGGGGAGTTCGTACGGATTGTAAACTAAGCCATTAGGCATCTGCTTGACGTCCGTGGCGTACTTACGGAGAAATTTACCAGCCGAACCTCTTACTTGGCGGACGCAAGTGCGTGCCTGATCGACGTTATCATACAGCGCTGGATTCTCCTTGATTAAAAGTTTAGCCAGCGCCGTGTTGTTGGTATCTTTAAATTTGGCTACAATTTCCTCCGCCTTAATCTTTCTGATCGACTTTTTTGCCATCTTTTAAATTTAATTGTGGGTGTAAATTATAACCAAGTCTTTGTGGAATAGTTGGCCGACGCGGCGCTGGCTTACGAAAGATAATCCGCAGGACTCTATTTTGAATACGTTGCATGATCTTATACTCGTCATAAGCCATTTCGGCCGGACGCGCGATGATCATGTCCTTGTCGTGGAAGACCTGCTGGGCAGCCGACTTATAAGTCGAATATCGATCTCTTTGGGCTCTCGTTTTTTTTGACATCTTTTATTTTTTCCTCTATAAATCGCTCTGCCTGTTTAAGCGTAACCTTTGCTTCCATCGGAAATGCAAATTTCTTTTTATTATATTCTATCAACACGCGGAATGGCCACTTCTCATTGTTAACAACATGCACAATAAAGAGTAGTTTACCTTTAAGGTCCATGTCTTTAATGATGCCGTCGGCTACTACGGTGAACCATTTTAGCTTATCATCTATGTTCATTCTATTCCGTGTATTTGTCTACGGCCCTGCTCAAGCATCAGCGACCGAATTGCGCCAAACAGATCCTCCTGCATGAGATTAGTGCGGACGCTCTCACCACCGTATTTAGAAATGTGATCCAACGCCTTGCTGATGTTTTTACCGGCACCGAGTGTCTTACTAAACTCCGTCCAGGAGCCATCAATTGGCTCGTCCGGGTGGGACGACTTCTCATTCACAAACCACATAAACTCCCCGACGGCGTCAAATAATACTCTGTTGTTTTCTTTGAGGGTTCGCGCCTCCTGAACGAAGACAATGAAGTCCTCATCGCGAAGAATGTTCTGCTGGATGGCCCGGACGATTTCTTCTCCGGTTACTGGTTTAAACTGCGGTTGTTCAAATCCCATGAGTTGTTTGATTGATCTGTTATCTTCCTCGATCCATTTGCAGAGTTCATCTAGATCTTCTTCCGATATATTGCAGTCCAAGATCGTGCTCTTCTTTAACTCTATAATTTCTCCGGTGTAGTTAAGTTCCGAGAAAAAATTATCTTCATCTGATTTTTCAGCCACGACAAGGTGAGGCAGAAATAGAGCAGTAACTTGATTAGATAAATCATAGAAGAGGCGGTGAGTTTTGGTATCTTTGTTGAAAGCTGCACGATAGACGCGGCCGGCTTTTGGATTACCTACATGAGTTTCATTGTCGTGCGCGGAGGACCATTTGAACGACTTCACGTAAAGATAGCCAAAAGTGGTGTTGATGGGTGTATCGGTAACTACTGCTTTAGTCATGTTTTTGTGCCATTACTTTGTCGATAGTGCTCATTCCTTCTTCATCCTCGTCCGGCTCGTCACCTTCTTGTGGTGTGAGATCGGCGGCTGTATAGGTACTGACCGCAACCTTCACCGGCTCCTTCTTTTGTATTAATGTGATGAGTTCCTTCTTTTTCTCTATCAACTTAGTGAGTTCGAGTGTAAGTTTGATAGCTTTGTTAGCGTAGTCAAAGCGAGCATCTATATTCTCATCTTTAAGTTTACTATCATAGTCGCGTATTAGAGTCTGAGTACGCTCAATTTGGGTGTTGATTAAATCTAGGTTAACTTTGTCCTCGTCATATTGCAAGGATCGATATTCTAAAATGGCTCTCTCAACACTTTCAATTTTGCCGTTGATCATGTTGCGAGCGTTCTTGTCCGGCCTCTTGCCTTCCATACCATAACCGGCTATTTTAGCCGCCTTCTCGCGCTTGGTCTTTTCGGGAAGGGTCCGGACCGGATTGTCCCAATCCGAATCGCTCACTAGGCTTACGAAAAAAAACTGCTGACCGGTAAGTTTGTTATAAGCCTCGATTGCGCGAATGCCTGGATTGAGGTCAAACGGATCTTCGCTGGCAACAAGTTTATATAACATCTATTTTTTGAGCGATTTAACTACGCGCAAGTACTTCTCTAAATATTCCGCCGACTTGTCCGACAGGGAGTCAAAATGACGACTCTGATCACCGCCAATGATTTCAAAGATTTCAGATATGAGTTTTGATTTCGCTCTAGCCATAAATTATTGTTGCTAATATTATGACACCGGCGGCTATCCAAGATATCATTTTGGCAAACTTCTGTCGTCTGACTTCTCTCTCCAGTCTTTTGATGTCTGATTGTTTGAGATCGAGTTGTATTTGTTTCTCCAGGATTTTGCCTTCATAAGAGATTACGTCCTTGGCTCTACTATCGGCCAACTTAGCCTTGTCATCACGTTGGGTGGTGAGATTAATAATCTCAAGTTTCAAAGTTTGAATGTCGTGATCGAGCACCTTGTGCTCCTCGTTTCTTTCTAAGAACCAGGCGGCCACGGGATCAGGTACCGTGGTCTGTGCTTGGCCGCTGGGCGCAAAAAATAGAAAAAACGCCAGAATTAAAAAATATCGCGTCATACTTCTTTGGTTTCCAGAGTAATTCTTCCGGCTGCTACTCCACCACAAATACGGTCAAAAATGGCTTTACCTTGGCCGTGCTTGCTAGTTGAGGAGTCGGGTACGTAAGTCCATTGACCAAGAGGTGATTCCTTTTCAGTGGAGTAAAATACTTCGCCGTTGATTTTGTTCTCCTGGATAAACCTGTATTTAGTCATGCTGTAAACTTTTGTTGTACTCCTCAATCATTTTCTTGCTGAGTTCAGTGCCAGTTAACTTACTAAACCTACCTTTTATTTTGACCAACTCGGCAGAGTCTGCTGCATGTATCCTATCAAGATGATCAAAAGCAAAAGCAAGAGAATCCAAATGACGCTGTACGCTTTTTCTCTCCAACTCAGAGGCTTGGAGCCTTTTGTCATATTCCAGTTCGCGCTGGCGAGACCGTAATTGTTGGTATTGATTTTCATTCTGTAATTGTTTTTGAGTCCGGCTGTGGTATATCCATCCACTGATTCCTCCTACTACAAGTAGCAAAAATAGTGCCAAAATGACGATTTTGAGGAACTTAGGCTTATTTAGCATCGGGTATTGCATTTACGGCTTGTCCAAGTGCCCACGTCATGAGTTGCATCTGAGAGTCCACCACTTTGAAGAGGATCCTGACGGCCACGTTCTCGTTAATGAAGTCCTCATAGGCCAAGCGCATGCGCAGAACCTTGTCGCGGAGGGTCGAGTGTCTTTCTTGCAGATCGTGCAGGGTGAAGTACTGATCAGTCAGGGCCGGTGCGGCTGTATAAAACTCCGATACTGGGCGGCCATCTTTGCCGCCCAGTACAAAAGCAACCTGAACCAAACTGTCCTTAAATTGGCGCGAATTATACAGGAACCATGCCAGCGCATATGTCTCATCTTTGTTTTTGCTATCCTCCATGACCTCGGCAGCATATACGCCTACCTTACCGGCGTCACTCAAAATTTCAACAATTTCTTCGATCAACATAAAACTTGGGTTACCTGATTCCATAAGATACAACTCCGCCTAAAATGACACCTACCGCAAAAGCAAGTACTATTATTCTTGTCAACTGCTTGACAAGCACTGCGTAAGAAATCTCGCGTCGAACGAACAGGTCCAGCCAGAATTCAATTTGATTCTTCATTATTTTGTTTGCTTAAAGAGCCAGTAATTCTTATTTCCGGTCTGGATAGCCAAAATCAATTGTCTTGGTTTTTTTGTTCTCAAGAAGGAAACGATAGCTAATTCTCCATTGTGATCTCTACAGAGGTAGACATTTTTAGCTATTTTACTTTCTCTTACTAAGGTCTCTTTCCAATTGAATGTAAATACATCCATTGTTCCAGCGTAGAACACAACAAAAGATTCGGTTTTTAGGGTCTCCGGCTGACCGGTGATTGTGTCGCCGTGTACCAAGCGTTCCGCATACATCAAGTATTCAAACTTCTGTGGTTCTTGAGACTTCTGCGCAACAGCAAAGGAACCAACCAACATCAACAATGCAAACAGGAGTTTAGTCATGGTATCCGGGTAAAGTTTTGATAACTACTTTGTCGTCAGTAAATATAAAGGCTCTCTTGTGATTAATCGTGGAGCGGGTATTAAATCGCATAGGTAGGATCCAAAGAGTAAAAATATTACCTTTGAAATCCTGTCTGAGTGAGTAGGGACTACCTAAACAATCTGCCACACCGTATAGTGTTGAAGATTGATGCAAATGATAGTAGCGGCTTGTGTTTTCTTCTCTCATCTTTAAAACCTTGAAGTAATATGTATTACCTTGATACTCGATGATGAATGGTTTATGAGAAATTGATGGCCATGTCTCCACCCGGACGCACGAATCTCTCACCTCGGTAGCTTTTCCTTGTTTGTCTATAGTTAGTAAATAACTGTAAACATACGTCTGGGCTGAGAGACTCGTGCTAATGACAAAGAAAAGAGTTAAAAACAATTTGCCCATAGTGTTATAACGTAAAGCAGGCCCGCAAGGTTGCCCTATTCTGTCATTTTTAATAAACTTTTTTGAGAAAAGCGCCTATAAATATTGGCTGTTGTTAAGACATCGGCCTTACAGTACTCCACAATTTCATCTATTTTACCTGCGTAAAAGGCTTCAGAAACCTTGGCGCCGTCCATGCCCGTTTTGGGCGATGGTAAGCCGAGTGCTGTGGCCACGGCTACGAGGGAATCGGGATAAAAGGAAGCGCCTTTCCACAATGTGCTGAGATCCAGTGCATTAATTTCCCACGGTTTTAGGTGTGCCGTGTCAAGCAATGGATGGAGTTGCACATTATTGACCATCGATCTCTTGGTAATCATTGGCTGATCAAAGCCTATATTATTGAAACCACACAGGGCCGCGCCTGGCCTGGCGGTGGTAAACATAGACAGGTCCGTCATGAAGTTGGTGAGAAGTTGATCCTCCTCTCCAGCGTAAGTCTTAACCTTGAGATTCTCTCCGTCTATTCTACCCACCACTATACAAGCAATTCGAGCGAATGGCGCGTAGAGTGGGCTTTTTTCTTCAAAGAATTCCTCCAGCGCCACTTCGGGGTCTGATCCGTCGCGTGATAGTTTTTCCTTCATCTCATTCTGGTACCTCGCTTTGTACTGCCACGCTGAGTGCAATGGAGTCCCTGGTATTAATTTTTCCACAACCCTCGCTGTTTCAATATCGAAGAAAATGAGATCTGAACTTTTATAGTTAAGTAAAATTTTCATGTGAATACTGGGTAAATTACTTGACCGTGTATGTTTATGTCTTCTGTCGCAGTTTCCGGCGTCCTTATTAGGTACTTCTTCCCATCAATCTCAAAAATCTCGCCCAGTCCCACCTGCTTGTACTCGGTGTCAGACACCGTGAGCAAGTCCTGCGTTGCCAGTTCTCTATACTGGCCTAAGCACCATTTGTCAATAAAATCGTTTATGTTCATAATTGGCAATCTCTTTTTAAGTAAAGTAGTGTATAAACCTCATCAAAATATTTCTTAGCATTGTCGCCGTACTGTCTTTTGTATTCTTTCATCACGGCCTCCTCCATTTCTTGCTTATTCTTATCTATTAAAATCGGCGGTGCCTTTTTTTCGCCTATTCCTCTTATACCTGGCACGGCATCCGCGGAATCTCCCACAAGCATTTGATAGTACAGGTTGTAGTCTGCCTCGATCTGGGAGATATAAATAAGTTCGTTTTTAAGCGTGTTAAAATACCACCCTTTGCACTGTCGTAAATCTTTGTCATAAGTTACAAGTACTGTGTCCTCCTTGTGGAGCGTCGCAAGAGCGTCATCTGCCTCTATTCCGTCCACTATTCGAGCATTGTGAAAGTTCACTAAGTACTCTCTCATTGATTGGAAGTGACGGGGGCGCGGTTTATCTTTACGATTGTTTTTATAAGGTACTAGCGTTGCTACCGCATATCTAAAGTTGTTCTTCCCTGTCAGGAACAGTAGGGCTTTCTCCTCAAACATTCCCTCTATATATTGGATAAAATCATCGGCCGCCTCCACCATTTGAATGAAATCGTTATGACCCCTGTTGCCAGCGCAACATCTATATACAAGCAGGTCGGCGTCTACCAGTGGTTTCAATTGGGGCATAGAACAAAGTTCTCTTTAAATGCCCACCTAAATCCGTACGCCGTTTTGTTATTGCCTACTTTTCTTACAACCGCACCAATTCCAGAACTGCTTTTCATTCCGTTTTCTTTGGCGGCTTCACGTAGTGATTTATATTCTTGAACAAATTCACCAGCCAGTGTTAATTTAACAACAGCCCTATCATTGATTAATCTTATGCTTTCCCAATGGCCAGGATTTTCCGCCATAAATTTTAGCCTAGCCTTACTACCGTTTTGTTTCCATTCTTCGGTAAACACGCGACCAATCATTCGTTGACTCATTACAAGACGCGCTACTGGATCTTCATAGCGTTTTTTACCCGCTATACTTAAATTCTTACGATGTTCCTCCGTGGGGCTATATCCTAGATGGGACTTGATTAAGTTTTGTCTATGCTCCTCCGTTATTGGGCCGGTATTTTTACCCTTCATGGACTCGCTTCTTTTGCGTCTTGTTTCCTCCGTGACTATTGTTCCATGATTACCCTCGCCGCCGTTGGTGAAATTTACTAGGGGGCCCAGACCCAAATCAGCACGCCCGTAGAGTTTTATAAACTCTATTTCCTTTTCATTGATTTCTTTCCAATCATCGGATTCATAAAGAATGTCAACTTCAATTTTCTTATTACACAGGTTAAATATGTTATGCCAAAATTCAGTTCTATGATCTTTGCTGTGAGCGTAGGCTCGTGCGTATTCGTTTTTAATAGTATTAAACTTCTTCGCTTTCTTAGCCAAGCCTATGTAAAGGGGCTCGTTCTTGTCTGGGCGAATATGACGATAGACATAATATTTCATAGTGGGCACGGGGGGTGATTTTTATACAGGTTATCGTAGTATTTCTGCTGCTTACTGGCCTCGTCCCAATAATAAAAAAGGCGCTCTTTTGTCCCGTCCTTTTTCTTGACTGTTACCCACACCTTGATCCTTCCATCGATTTTTTGCTCCTGGTTGTCAATAACAGATCCTCTTTCCACCTATTCCGGCAGTTCAGTTAAAACTACTGCGAAGCCGCCCATTAACTTACCCCATAAAGAATTATTTCCCCTGGCGTATGCTTTGCTAGAGGCACTTCTATTCAATTTATATCGCATACCCCACACAGGTATGCTTAGGTACCAGGCAGTCACCCATACTGGTTTTTTAAAATATCTTTTGGCAGCTAAAGCAATGGGACAATCTTGACTATCACTATAATAACCTTTCAGATCCTCCCGTGTAACTTTAAAGGTGACTGTTTTTGGCATATTTTTGTTGTTTTGACCCTATCCTATTTAACGTATTTGGGCTATAAAGGTTGTGCGGACCTATGATACTACACGATTAGTGCCCTTTTTCTCGAAAAACCGCATTGCTACGTAGTGCATGCTTATAGATCCGAGGACGGAAGCAACTAGATAAGTAAGCATTAAATCCGGCCTGTCGAGATGAAGGTTGCTCATAACTAAGACTTTAGTTTGAAAATGGCGGACCTCCGCGACCGTTTTTTTATTAAAATCAAGCATCCTGTCGGGACGTGCCCCCTTCATTTCCCCTTCCCCTATTTTTTGAGGGGAATACCTGTTTGCTTGTCACCGTGTGGCTCTATCTCTTAGAGAAGGAAACGGGGGCTGATCACGTCCCCGCGGTGCTCTACACGTCGCCACGAAGCGAAGCGAGGGGCTACGGGCGCCGTGGATAAGCAAGTAGCAACCCCCTACCCCCTATAGAGGATTGCTATCTTGAGTACCCTTTATCTTATCGTGAGGTGTACCGTATGGGCCGAGGCGGGTAGCAAGTAGTAGAAGGCCCATTTCCTCAATTAAACTCTTTAACGTGGTCGGCGTACGGTTTGTTGTACGCGGACGACACGGCGCCCTTGTATCGGGTTGTGCCAGGGTTTAGAGGCTGTTTCTGGTAACAGTACAGGAGAGATCCTTCCCTATCCAAAGGGCAAAAAATAATCCTCGAAATCAATCTTGGCTTCTCGTGGGAAGCCAGCACGGCAGTGCGTTGAGATCAATCCGAGGATTAAGTTGTGAGATCTTGTTCTGCCGTGCCTTTTTTAAATGTCTGGTTGCGTCGGGTTGGATTCGAACCAACGATTCCGAGGTTATGAGCCTGGGCGGATAGACCACTTCCTTACCGCGCGGTTATTATATGATCAAAAACCGTGCCAAAAAACTCTCTAGGATAAGGAGGCGTTTGCGGAGTCTTTCTTAAGTACTTCATCCAAGTCAATACCAACCAATTTGGCCACTTCTCTTAAAAATGCCATTTTGTCTTCTATCTCACAGTCTGGTTCTCCGTTGGCTTTGTCGTACTCCTTGGCACGGGCCAATTGCTCCTTCATGATCTGTACCTCTTTTTTTAAATTGTCAAAGTCATCCTTGGTAGGCCCGGTAGGATTAATGACGATTTTGGTTATATCGGGCATCTGAGCGGGTGGAATGTAAGGAAGTGGTGGTGTATAAGGTGACCAAGGATGTAATCTCTGCCCCCAGTAGTCCCCTGTATTTGAAACTACGCACATATTAAATCAGGTTACCTTCTAGGTCAATATTCTTTTCCGGCACACCTACACCGCCTCCATATATTTTTCCAGGAACGACACAGGCTACTCCTTTGTAGAGTTTTTTTGGTTTCTTTTTTGAATTTGTTTTTGCCATAAAAGTGTTATTTTTAACAATTAATTAGATCAAAAATCGTGCCAATCTGGTTACCTAGTAGTGTGTTTCGCTACTATGGGTAATTTTGGTTCTGTATATTTCCACACAAATCCGTACGCAGTAAGTCTGGTTCCCCTACAACATCTGGATATGTTTGTGTATTTAATATTTAAGCCTTCTGCTGCCTCTGCCATCGCTTCCCATCTTTTTATTTTTGTGCCGTCTTTTTCACATTGCCACACAGGCACGGCTGACGGACTTTTTGATCCTTTGTGCTTACCTCTCATTATGAGGCTCATTTTTAAAAGAGTTTCTCTGGACGGGTGTTTACCAAAATTATGATGATCTGTTCCGAGGCAGGTACCCTTGCGAGAAACGCTCATTTTTAATTTTGTTTCTTCCGAGTGTTTACCCCAAGAACCGGCCTCCTTTAGATTCATCAATTCATAACCCTCCGAGCGGTAATGATCCATGATTGTTTGCTCTAAAAGAGTTAGTTCCCATTGAGGAATTTCTGCCCTGGTTTTGACAACTACCTCACACGTGTGCTGTTCCCAGCCGTATTTTCTCAAAGACGCGTGCAATAGTGTTTGTCCCTTACATTTAGATCTTTTATAATAACTTATTCGTTTTTCAAAATCACGAGTCTGACCGACATAAATACGGTTAGTTGGAGAAATTATTATATAGATAACAGGAAGAGCCATGTGTTATATGTAGCAAAAATCATGCCGGGAGATGAGTATATTTCAGAAAAGTATAATAATCATGCTCTTTCAGAACCTGCAGACACTCTTCATAATTCAGTAGTTTCTTACACGCATCTCCCTTAAATCCCTCCCAATTTTGATTACAACGATGACAAGCAATGAACCAGTTCCATGGTTGCCAGATATAGTCTGTTTTGTGGATACTCTTACATCGCGCTTGAGCGATAATGTGTGCCCGACCCTGCGCCTGGCCGCCACATCCCGCGCAAACCCGTACACCCAAATCGTACTTGATGTACGCCTCCGCCCGCTCTTTGTTGATTGTTGCCTGAGAGACCACCTCTCCAGTTGATGTTTTATATTTGATCATATAGATTGAAATCCAGCAACAGTGCAGTCACAATTAGGAGATTCTTTACAGGGGCACCCCTTTCCTACGTTCTTGTCGGGGGAACGGCGAGCAATAGCTTCAACGTCTTTCCATAGTTCCGTAGTTTTATCGAATTTAGGCGAGGTAATCTGATAAAGTAAGTGATATGCTTCCTTTTCGTTATCCAGCGCAAGAGCGTCACGAATACCAAGAATCAGTTTTGCAACTCTTGGACTAATTTCCTCCTTTGTCTCTTCCCCCGAGGGGGCACGATTGAGAAGGGCAGCGATGGATTGGAGTTTAATTAATTTATTTTTATCTGGCGGAAAGTATGGTTCAAATGATTCAAATCGAAGAACATCATCACCCTTAAAGATGCAGGCATTGACCTCATCAAGAATCCATTTCTCCCCTTCTACGGTAGGTTCGGCCTTGGGTTGAAGACGTGATTCTATACGTTTAATATCCTGTTGAATTATATCACTTTCTCTCCATTCCTCAAATCCACCGAAGTAAGATTTTTGGTAATAAGCAGAACACATAAGATTGTCCAGTAATTCATGTGTTGATAAGTTGTTAACGTCAATTTTAATACCTATACTTTCTGTCTCGCTCTTTACCGGGCTGCTGGATAGGACGGCAACCTTGCGCTTATTTTTCATATTCTATTCCGTTTAGTGTCCTTGATTAGGGGGTGAAGGGAGGGGCATCCAGTGGGTGACATCATTTATTGAATTACCGTTAAGTTGATAACCAATTACTCTATCCGGATGACCACTTTTCCAAAGGCTTACGACTTGCATTTTCATATTAATTTCATTCCCGTAGGCTAATACAAATTCTAACTCTCCCGGTAATCTCTCCTTAACGCTAATCCATTCGTCTTTCATACCCTTTGATTTTTGTCCAATGTTTGACGCACAGTGTATAACCATGCATCTAGAAGCTGATCTGCCTTAATGTCTGCCTGAATTTTGTATTCAACATATTTGCGGTTAGTCATTTCAGGCGGCTTTCTTTTAAAATAGGATTCGGTTAGGTAGTAAATTTGCTGGCCCCAAGGTGCATCAAATATGAAGACAAGTTCTGCATCCAATTTGTGCCTGGTTATGTCACAAAGTTTATAGTTCTTACCTTCTCTGGCCTTTGCTCTCATATCAATAAGTTCATCAATTAGCATTATCTTTTAAATTTTTGTCTAGCGCTAAACCTTCCGCGATGTAGTTGAATAAATCGAAGTGCTTGGAGAGAAGATAGGTGAATTGAGATGGGGTATATCTACCTGAAGAATTAATCAAAACAGTTTTCCAATCAGGCCAGTCGCATACGATACAAAGTTCTTTTTTATCTTCCTCCGTCATAGATTCAAGTTTGCGGAGAAGTGGCTTGACTTCACCTTCATCAAACCACAATACATTACTACGTTCATCCATGCGTGTTTGAATCCTAATTTCGTTCTCATCATCGTTGGACCGGCATATACCTATTAATTGGCGGGTAAAGCCGTCTTTGCACTCCACTTCACACCCCAGGTACAGAGCCAAATTTTGTGCGCTTAATGTTCTCATGGTTATTGATATTTATATTCGAAATAATGCTCATCAATAGTTTTGAAGTTTCGTTTCACCTCAACCACTTTACAGGTTTTTAGCATGTACCGAAGGAAGTCTTTAGCATGTGCCTCAGCTACTTCTTGATGGGTCTTTTTGCGTGCCATGTTTTATCTCGGGTTTAATTTTGCGATAAGCTGCGATGGCTTCACGACCTTTGCCAGAGTGTACTGGGTATTCGTTATCAATTATATCGCTCTCAGTGGAGAAAAATTCCAACGCCTCCGCCATCCTCTCCGCTACCTCTCTCAGTTCCCTAAGTTCAGAATCGCGGGAGGCGAGTTTGCGTCTGGTGTAATTCATGATGTCAGAGGCGAGCTTATGTTTTTGTTCAATTTCAATCGTTCCGATCTTTTCAAATCCCTCTACCCACGCCACCGCAATTAATCTGGCCTCATCATCAATATCTAAAAACTTAATTAGCGGGTAATCGCTTTTTATGGCTTTTCTTATCGCCTTGTCTCTTGCTTTGCGTTCGTCAATAGTCATGTTCTCACTTAGGGGCATGGGGGGAGGGGGTTAAGGTCGTTTCAATAATTCAATAATACTTGAAAGTTGATTTGAGATATGCCAAAGGGCGTAGCAAATAAACATCAGCATGAAGAAAGCGCATCCACACCCTAAATCTGTTGTCTTTTGATCTTCTTTCATCGTATCTCCATTTTATAGGGTTCAAGAGGGGGTCAGGTTAAGGGACTATAGACTTATTAACGTAAGATTTTAAATTTAGTTGTCCAATGGAGAGTAACCACCATCATAAAAACGACCTGTTTTGCGGTTATAATCAAGTGAACACGCGCCAGGAATGCCGCTAATCATTTGTCTCTTAATTTTTTTTGAATGGAATTCGGCGGTAGGGTCGTTTTTGTCCGAACCCCAAAACGGGCGATGGTAGACACAAATATTGGTTGATCGCGCGTTCCAGGTAGGGCCGCCATTTAAGTCATAAACGTCCGGACAATCATAATTAGCATCTTCATTCCCCTGTTTGTCCTTCTTTTTTCGCGTCCTATTCGGGTGGCATATCACTGTAAAATAGATTCCGTGTTGCTGGGCGAAACGCTCAAATTTGGAAAGGACTTCTCCTAGGTAGATATCGTCCCTTTTGTCCATGATGTGAAGCAATTGGTTCCATGGGTCTAATGTAACCGAGTTCATACCGTGCTTGATAATCACCTCAGAAAAGCGTTCTAGTATGTAATCGGGTGTAGGTAGACTGGGCGGGTAGACAAAAACAAAGTGTTCCTTCACAAAATCCATACCCCGCTTATATTCGGTCATTGTCATCCTGTCGCGCGAGCCAGGCTCCAGTGGTTTGCCTATATAAGAACGAATGAGTTCCCTGTACCAGAACAGAGGCGGGACCTCCTCGGGGCTAAAGTAACAGTGCTTGTGACCGTCCTTGACTGAGCGGACAAGATCCATTTGTTTTTTAATGGCCGATTTACCGTGGTTGCCTATGCCGGACAACACATTAAGGTCACCGGGTAGGGGCCTAAAGATAGGATCGATAGAAGGAAAATAGGTGGTGGGTGCGCCTTGAGTGCCGTGCTCATAATCGTTGATCAGATCAGCCTCGACGTCTTTAAGATAAATGACGTCATTGGTGGTTAACTCTGAGGAGAGTATCTCAGCCGCCCTAGCCTCACCAAAGGATTCGTCGAAGGAGGCGGTCGCGTGGAACTCCGAGTAGTTCTTGTAGATAGACCTAACGACGGTCTGCGCCTCGTTGAGGCTAAAGTCAGATCCCTTTACGTAGTCCCTTTCAAAAACAGATAGGACGTAGGCCTCCGTCAGACCAAAGCGATTGCAGGCTCCCGCCAGCTTGGCTAAAAAATTATTGCGGTTGCCCGTCTTAAACTGTTCGCCCTTGTTGGCTAACCATACTTTTAACTTCTCTAGTTTTTGTTCGTCAGTATAAGCCGATTCGACAACTTTGGTATAAATATCGCTGTGTGCATTGACATACAGTGAGGGATCGTAAGACATGAAGCAGGCGCGACAGACGTCCTTGCCACTCTTATCAACTCCATCAATCTCTTTGTGCAGGGCCGACCAGTGACCTAAGTGGTTGTCGGAACTCACCCGGATGAGTGCCTTGAGTCCCTCGCCGGAGGGCGAGACAAAGACAGCATAGACGTATGGAAGGAGCAAGAGTTCTTGCCTTTTAGTCACTATAGAAGCGTCATCAAAGTCAAGCACCACCAGACGGGAGTACTCCACCAAAGCGGCGGCCTTGCGTTCACTAAACTTACCGCCAAAACAAATAACGGAAAGTTGCTTCTTTAACTCATTGCGTTCCTCCTTGTCCCTAGACGCCCGGATTTGTTTGATCAGGTCTAATTGCTTGCCACCGTTTTTGATAGTCTCAAGGACTTTGTCGATTGATGTGTAAAAGGGTTTTTGGTCATAAAGGTTTTTAAACTGGGTGATGGACATGCTAAATAGTGTTTGAGACTGTTTTGGTAAACGACTAAAGGTGCTTCAAAGTAACGATGTTGTTTTAAATACTTACAATACGCATCGGCCGTGGTAATCTTGGGTGTGTTGTGATACTGTAGCCAGAGCATTAAATCAAGTACCGATGCCTCAACGGTACTATAGGATGCGTACTTGTTGGGCCTTCCTTCTGCTGTCGCAAGTGGACCTAGGGAGGTGGTTAGTTTGCCGCGTCCCGGATGTTGCATTCCGTAAACATTGTTGTGATTAGTAAATAATGGGGAGACAAAGTCACCCGTCTCGTGTCGGGCTTGTGCAACGATGAGTCGCGCCATGGCCGGATCTAGGGCCGGTACATCGATCAGGAGACTGTCAGACCCATCAAGCGCCCAAACAGAGTCTTTACCCTGAGTAAGAACCCGGTAGATCTCCACATCGAGCGGATAGCCAACAATCTCCACCTCTTTAAGGTAGGTGGTCTTCGTTTGATTCTCCGCTTCCGGCATGCCCTGTGCAAAAAGCACAAAAAAGGCACAAATTAGTATTGGTTTAATCATAAGATTTATACCACAAAAATTGTGCCTATTATTTAAAAATCTCCTTTTTGAGGATTTTACGCAGGAGGTCGAGCAATTGCTCCTTAGTCAGCGTTTCTATCCGGGGGCCCTTATAGTAAAAGCGCGTTCTTACAGCAAAGATGATAGGATCCTCTGTCATAGGTACCTATAACCCCTGTAGCGACACGTCAGGCAGTGTACGTTCTTCTGCGCCGGCATGCTAGTTAGTACTACCATAGGGTTGGAGTCTACCAACTCGTGACCACACTGTGGGCATTCAATCCCGTTAGGCTCCGGACTGTTGTCAAATTTGTAACTAGCACTACGGGCCGCGTTGTGTACCTCTAGAGAGATGAGTTGTTTACTCATGATATTGATGGTTATAACCAGTGTTTACTCTGTTCGTGCCCCCTTTTGTTCCTTTACCCCAGTAGTCCGGAGGGGGTGCCCCCGGTGGTCCTTGGTGCCTATCCCTCGCATCTCTCTTGTACACATCTGCCTTTGTCCACCACCTATTAGCCAACAACATTCCAAGTGATAGGCCAACAAGGAAACCTGCAAAAAACAACGGTAAGCATTCCATATAGTTAAAAATTTAATCTTGTTCTTATATTATCCAAGTATTCCTCTTTGATTATCATACCATCAACAAAGACGGTGTCTAGTTCTCCCCTTCTTTCTCCGTCAACTGTTTGCTGATCTTTGAGCACATAACCGCCGTCGCCCTTGTGAACGACAAGAAGCCCCTTGGCACTTTTCTTTGTACCGTCGTCAGTGACTGGGTCTTTAAAGATCTCTCTGCCTACACCATCTACTTCTCCGTACGTCGCCTTGACGGCGAAGCCCAGGGTGTCGCGCGTATTATACTGATAGGTATAGGAACCAATACCTAACACCACGTTGGTAGAGGCAAAGCCTTTGACTGCCAGGCGGGACAGTATGTCCTCTGCTCTCTCCAAAGTAATTGAGTCGCCGTAGATGGCCCCAATGTGCGGATCAAGTACTTTGTATCCCTTGGCGTTGACAGTGCCCCCGAAGATATTCCATAACAACTCTATAACCCCCTTTTGTTTGGGAATGTCTTTAATACTCCTTGTCCATTTATCTTTTGATTGTCCGCACAGAATATCAGCAGGATCCCCTGAGTCGGGCCTGATCACCAGTTTACCGTCTCGGGCCATTATTTTGTCTTTTGAATTAGGTAAGATAGTACCCAAGACGTGCCACAGGTCCCACGTGTCTGAGACGACTGAAAGGATTCCGGTAGGATAAAGGTCGAGCAATCTTTCAAAAGTCTCCTGCTCTGAGTAAGCGCCACCCATGCACATAACGCTGTGCTCTGTTGCAGGCACAGAGGCGCCAATCAGACCCTGTCCATTATAGTAATCGCGCAGGCCGTATATAGCGGGTATGGTGTCAGTACCGGTGAATGACAAGAGGTGGCCCATAGCGGATGTCATGCCTGACTCAGGAGAAGACATACCCCTAAAGCTAAAATCGTGCCCCTGCCAGGGCACAAAACTTTCATCTCCCCCTGTCATGCGTGCCCACCTATTTAGTAATTTCTTGTACTCGTAAGCAATGGTGGCCGAAGTAATAGGTTGCCACAAGACATTGCTCATCAATGTTTCCAAGTAATTAGTCAGCCAGAAGAAATCAGGAAGGGTATTTACGATAGTTAACATAGGTACCCTTATAGGGCATAAAGACCCCTCAGCAAGACTTTTTATCCTGATAGGTAAGTACCCCAAACGGTGTAGTGCCTCGATGTGGGCTGTATCAGTGTTGACAGCAAAGCGGTATTCTTCCAGCACATCCCCCCAGGACCTATCAAAGAAGTCCTCATCAAACCTTTTAATAAGGTACTCTTTTATAAAATATTGAACACCAAAGACGACAACAGCATCGACCCCTGGTAGCCTACTCTTGCGTGGAGTCAGGTTGGAATAGATCATAGAAGTACCGAGGGGGTACATCTTGTAGTGCTCCGTCTTGTAGTAGTCTGTTAAAAGTAAAGGATTTATTCTCATGGTTTATAAATTACAATAGTAATATCACATTTTGACAATTCCTTCTTAATTATCTCTTTTACCACCTCCCAATCCCCCCCAGCAAGGTGACACCCTATCTGGGGCAGTCCAATGTGTTTACCCTTAAAAATATGACCTATTTTGCGCAGGCATAGGATCAGGGCCTCATAGTCGAGTGGTGCTACTTTGCCTTCCTCGTGGTTTGCCCCAAAACCATATTGTGAATAACAGTTAACTACAAAAAAGTCATTACCCAAATATCTGAAGCCGCCGACGTCGATCTGCCCTAATTTGTTGATATCACCTCTATAATCAACATGCTCCAGGGGGAACTTGTCACATCCAAAGGCCTTTGCCATCTGGGGGGCTAGACCCGCCCCCATGGTACAAAAGCAATTACAGCCGTGTGCGATGAGGTCAAATTCCCCCTCCTGGGCAAGGGTGATTAGATTTCCTTGTACTTCTCTATATGACATTGTATTGTGTTACAAGTGGGTCTACGATATCTTTAACGGAATTGGTGCAATAAATGTTGTCTATAAGGGGGGCTAATAAACCAAAACCCTTATTAAAGTAGGCGTGCGTGACGTAGAGCGCGACTCTGATGGCACCCTGTCTGCGAAGCGCTTCTGCAAGCAAAACAAAGGTGTATCCCCCGTCAGCCAGGTCATCCACTATCAGGCATTTTTGCCCTGCAACGTCCCCAATAAAAGAAAGGTCGATCTTGCCATCCTTGTCACGGTGCTTGACTGCCGCCACTACTGGCGCTCCCAGCTTTTGACCGTACTCAAAAACCTTCTTATAGGCCCCCGCGTCCGGAGACACTAAGGTAGGAGACCCCTCCTCTGCGTACGCCTGGGCGACATACTGGTAAGAAGATACCTTGGTTGATCTGTCTATCAGGGCTAAGGCAACATCGCTGTGTGGATCCAGTATTGACACATTGCCAAAACCGCCCGAGTTGATCAGCCCCGCTATCACTTTAAGATCAAAGGATTGATCTTGACCAAAGCGCCTATCACTCCGCTGCCCCAAAAGGCATGGAATAAATAGATCGCACGATTTACCCTGGTGGCGGAGCACCTCGCCTGCAGACACTATCCCTATCAGATCCTCATAACTATTAATCCTCTTTTTGATTGGTCCGTCGAAATCAGTAATCTCTACAGATATCTGCCCGTCCGGGTATTTTATTGTTTTGTAGTCCATACCCCTTATAACGCAAAAAGGATACCAAAGGTTGTCCACCAAAGGGATGATACTAAAGTCGTTTTTGATCAATAAAGTAATCAACTTTAGTATAGGGGGGATAAGCACACCCCGCGAGACCCCAATGCTCGACTGTTAATATTAACTCAAGTATACCATTATTAATATTTTGTCTGTAAATCGAGCCTCAGGGCACTTTTTACCCCGGTTTTTTTGGGAAAAATGTAGAGGGGGTCCCTTTTTGTGTGAAATGTTTGGGGGTTCCCCTCCCCCCCGCCCGGCTGCCCGGCGTCAAGTCAAACACCCCCCGCCTCTTGTTTCCCCTGCCTAAAAAGCATTCTTTTTGTGCCGGTCCTATCTTATGCCACCTTGACAGATAGACTCCTGTTATACCATGTCAGCAATACAAACATGAGTATATAGCCTAATTTAAAGGTTTTGTTTGTTAAATAATTATCATTATGTTAACTAGGTATAGCATAGTACTGCAGTCATGTCGCATTACGCCCTCCGCGGGTGCATTGCGACAATAAATTAGATGTTACAACACGTAATAAGGGGGACATGAGGGGGGCAATCGCTTTGCCTTGTTGCAATATGGTTGCAAAT